TTATTCTAGCACTATCAAATTGGCTTCTTCGAGTTCATCCTTACTCAGTACATCTTCGTCTTCTCCGACATGGATATAGAACTTATCTCCATTCGCCCACTCCATTGCACGCATATACAACCAGTGAGCATCCTCGATAGAGAATCCGTCTGCGCTTACAGAATCAAGCATCTCACCCATGCAAACTTCGGATTCCCAGTACGCTTTCTTGATTTCCTCAAGCTTCTTTAGTAATCTACTGTTCATAATTCTGAAATATTTGTTAATAGGAGTGCGCTCAGAGAATCTGTTGCGTAACTATAAGGTCTTGATAAATACTGTATCTAAGTCCTGACAGATCCAGGTAACCACCTGGATCTTCAGGAAGATTGATACCGTATTGTACAATCTATTCTCCTTGCACACCATATTCGGCTCGCAATAACCTAGACTTATCTCATGTATTCTGTTGCATGGATATATGTTCACGATTCGACCGGCGTGATGGATACCTGCGCCTGCGGGGATAACGGCAGGCGCAGGTATGCCACCTATACGGCGGTATTAAACCTCATACTATTGATAAGTCGTGATGCAATTCACATTGTTGTTTGTAGGTACACTCGTAGGTCTGTTGCCTTCCTCTATCTTGACGATTGAGGGATCTTGCAATACGCGAGATTGCTGGTATCACCAGCCTTATCGCGTTGATACAGAGATCGCGACATAAAGAATTCCTCCTCGTGTACCTCGTTTGGCAATAACGTTGTCTTCATCTGAGAGCGTGGCACGTAGCTCTAGCAGTTTGATCTAAGCTGTCGTGATGGCGCCGCGCTTCCCTGTGGTGTGACCAACGGGAAGACCGGCGCATGGCTCTTCGACATCTTATGTAAACCTTGCTCTCCTCTAAAGACTACCCTCGTGCTTGGGTGATTCTCTGACCTATGGCTCGGCACAATACTTTATGATTCTGATTTGACACAGGATTCGCCAGACTCAGGATCCTGGACGTCGTAAGTAGTATACGACGACGTCCAGGATCCAGAGTCTGGTTAAGAGACCTGTTTCATAAACTTCAGCCATCCGTCAGGGAGTGGTGGTGTGCGCCACCGGTGGGAGTCATACGGACTGGCACATTTCTGTACTTCGTTGATGAGCTACGCCTTGTGCGTCATACGAGGGGCCCGAGGTGTCTCAAGTTGCAAACTTGGATAACTCGGTTCCCTCAGATGATGTTATAGAGGCGTCGCCTGAATCTGTCCGTCCTTCTCCCAAGTCCGTGTGCTCGGTTACAGAGTCTGCCGGTCAGAAGATACTGCGCATAGCTATATCAGATTGATAATGTCCGGTTTAGGACGAGCGTAGGACCATCTCTTACTAAGAGATTGGTCCATGCACTCCGCAACCGGGATATTTAAAACCTTGTATCTTCATTCCGGAAAAATCCTTGCGCTAGGATGCTCATCTACAGAGTATTCACCAATGTGTTGTACGCTGCCCTGCTCGTCCGCAAGGCATTCTGAGCACAACCTATCGATAGATACCCCTTGATTTCGCTCTCTGTCTTACTCCTGTTGGCTTTCACGTTCCTTCCACGACCTCGGTCTATGCAACCTACAGCCTGAGTTTTCACGTATCCGAGACCACCGATCTTTCTCTTGCCTGTCTTGACCGCACGGATGCAGTCCATGACGAAGGTGTTGAGCTTGTCGATGTCCTCTTTCACGTTTATGACCGGAAGAACCTGAGTAGCCCAGGAATAATCGCAGTACCCCTTGTAGAGATACCTATTTACTGCATTGATGGCTTTCGTCATCGTGGTATCACGTTTCTTTATCGTCCTCTTCTCAATTTCCTTTTGGAAGGTCTTGATACGTGTGGACGAAAGAGAGATATTGTGACCCTTGATGGAATATCCGAGGAACTTGAACCAGTGATTAGCGTCAAGATACTCAACCTTCTTCGGATTGAGCGTCATCTGCATCTTCTCCAGTTCACTCTTCAGTATATCCATGGCTTTCTCGTAGTCCTTACCTACAAAGAGAATATCGTCAGAGTAACGGACGTAATATCCGTTCAGATTCGACAACATCTCATCGATATGGTATAGAACCACGTCAGCCAGCCATGCAGCAACAGAACATCCCTGCTTGAGGGACTGATACTTCTCGCAGAGGTTGTTGTCATCATCGAAATAGATGTCTGTGTGATAGTAGTCACGAATGACATCTATCAGTGCAGACTTTCCGTGCTTCTCCTCTACTTTGTCAAATGCCCAGTCGATGAATCGAATAGGCACGTTGTCAAAGTACTTGGATAAGTCGGACTTGAATCCGATGATTTTACCATCTGCTGAGTATATTATCCGAGATACTTCCTGCACCACACGACCGCAGCCGATACCCTTCTGGTACGACGTACAGCGTGGATGCACCATCTCTGGCATCAGCTCGAACAAGAGGTCGTTTGCTATACTCAAAAGGATTCTATCTACAGGCTCATTCACATAGACAGTACGGAAATCTCCGTTGTCTTTTGGAATTTTCGCTGTATGCGGCGGCATTATCTTGTAATTTCCGCTCTTGATCCTCTGATACATAGCCAGACGAGCCTCTGGTGTAGTCAGCTGATACATTACTGCTTTGTTCATGTCCTTGAATAAGCCTTTCTCTATGGCATACTGCCATCTGGCTTTCTCGAAGAACATCTCTAGGATTCTGTCTTCATTCATAATTCTTATGTTTTGGTTATTGTGAGAGGGAGCTACCCTCTCTTTTTAGGCTTAGTCGATATGCTGGAGTGCTACGCTGTCATCTTCTTCGGATTCTCTCCAGTACTCCTGATCTGGTTCGATCTCGATAACCTCACCTGAGAAATTGTCAGCGTCAAGAATAATATCGCTATTATTATAGGCATCCTGCACTTTCTGTACGGCTTCATTCTCACTCTCAGCATCAACGCTGACTACCTTGTTTAAATGCTCTGTGACTGATACGTAATATCTCTTCATAATCTTTAATAATTTGGTTAATAGTACGGAGCCATGACGCTCCGCTTTTATGGCTTGTATTCTTCCTGCTTGATACTGACCGCATCACCGCACATGTAGTATGTACTGCTTTCACTGAGGTCGAGTCCGTCTTCTCCGTAGATATACTCCTCAATCTGCTCTTCTTCCCATGAATCCGGGCAGTTCTTAATCAGTCTTACTTCTGATGCCGAATAATCCAAAATCGCTATATTCATAATCTCATAATTTGTTGGTTGATAATGTCAGAGGGATTGCTCCCTCCGTTTTTAGGCTAATGCGTTCAATACTCTGTGGGCGTTGTATGCGACAGGATTGCTGTATTTTACCCTCTCCCACTTTTTGCGCTCACAAACTTTCAGGCAATACTCATGTGCTATATTCTCTGATAGTGCATCGAACGTGTTGTGTGTAACATCTGATGGCTTACCGAAATAAACTCTGTAACCATCCCTGTAGCATACTATACGTCTGCCAAGTCTGTAGATGGTTCTACTGCCCTTCTCTACAAATGTAATTCTTTCCATAATTTTCTGTATTTGGTTATTGGTAGGTAGCCAACTGGCTACCAATTTTAGGCTTCGCTCCATGCTTTCCACGCTTCATTCGTGTTCTTGGTGATTGCCTCGTTCCAAAGCTTCTCCAATTTATAGAAAATCTTCTGGAAAGCCTTCGATGTTGTCTTTGGGTCAATGCGCTTGCCGAGATAAGGTCGATTACGTGTAATCGTAATTTCGTCCTCGCACCAGCAACACCTGATCATCCCATACTCCGTAGGAGAACAACCTAGGTAAATTCCTTTTGCGTCATAACGCTCTTTACGTAACCACTTCGGGTAAGGAACGTAAATGGTCCATGCGTCAACACAGAAACGGAACTCCTTTCTTGTGTCGTGATAAAGTCTCAATTTCATAATTCTTTGTATTTTGGTTCATAGAAGAGGAGCATGCAAGCTCCCCTTGTTAGGCTGTTTCTTTTAGTTTGATTCCATTCTCTTCGAGAGCGTCTTTAATCAGCTCGTCAGAGTCCTCGTAGTACTCTCCCCAGCAGGAATCAATCTGCTCCCAGTCGTAGTCGTCCTCCGGCTCACGACCTATTTCCGTGAAGACTTTCTTGTAATGGACTTTCTTCTCTAAGACGAACCCCTTAACATCTCCCCACATCCAAAGACCTATGCACTTAACCTCATGCTCAAATAGGTCCAAGGCTCGCTTTCTCCAGTTTTTTGTATTAGTGTCACAATACTTTGAGAAACGCTTCTTGTCGCAGTAGGCATATCCGCTGACATAATCTCCCTGGTTGTATCCAGTAGAGGACCACTCGTAGAATGCAATATCCTTACAATCGTGCAGAAGGTATGTGAAATCGTCCTCTTCGAGGATATCGCAAAGTTCCTCTCTATAGTCGAATCTCTTCAAGTCGCTCGGGCAGAACTCTTCGTGGTTATACCACTCACCCTCGTACAGACTTTCAAGATACCACATGTGGTCACTCTTGCCATAGCGCATACGGTAATTGTCGACGTTTTCACTATTGATATAATCAATAATCTTCTTTTGTGACACGTAGTTACAAACTAGATCCTTCAATGCAGCCTCTGCATTTTCAGCGTCGACTTCACTGCTACAACCACGAGAAAGTCCCCTGTTGTATCCGTAATCGGAATAGTCCCAGAAGTAAACTCCCACCAAATCCCATTCTGTGCAAGGGCATTCGGCATCCTCATCCTGGTAAATGGTGATTCTGTAATCACCAATCTCCTTCTTTGCAAATTCGTAACTCATATCTAATATCATTTAAATGGTTTAACATTGAATATCCCCATGCTAGGGGATATTGTTAGGCTTCCTCGTAATCTTCCTCCATCATGGAGTGAACCTCTTCAAGGTAATTGCCGAAATTGTACTTGATGTTGTACGTGCCGAACGCCTTGAAATACCATTCTTCGAGATATTCTCTGTCCTTGTTCGCCTGCTCGCTGTCCTCTGCGGCATCAAGTCTGGCTACCATGGCAGAATACAAATCGTAGTAATCGTCGCCAGCGTAGTCGGTTGCCCAAAACGTGCCTGTAACGTGTCTGGGATAATCGTTGTACAGATTGGCAAAATTACCATCCATGCGCTGGTCGTTAAGATGGAGGTATTTCTTTATCTCTCTGTTTACCTTGTGAGTAAACTCCCACGAAAGGGACTGGATATTCTCTCTAAGCATATCTGCAATGTATTCTTCCAGATCCTCTGCGTCATCGAATTCATCAAGACACTCACGATAGAGGCCCTCGATAACCGCGGCAAAGCTTTTCACACCGATATAGTCGGCTACTTTCTCGACAACTTCACCCTTGTTGTTCATAACAACTTCTACAATATTCTTTTCCATAATTCATCTGTTTAATGGTTCATAATGGTTCCCCACATTATCGTGGGGAGTTTTAGCCACATATGGCAATGTCGCCATAATTTCTGTAGAAATGTTTGTATGCCTCAAGACCACTGGCAGCTTTCAAGTCTTTGACCTCCAGCTTACCGGTATCCTTGCGTACCTCTGCAATAGAGTATGTATTGTCGTGCGTCCACTTGATGAGGTTCACACGCCTAACAGGATTCTCTACTGACTCTACGATTTTACACTTCAGTAAATCGTCATTCAGGATTTTCTCTAATTCACTCATAATTATAGATTAATTATAGTCACACATTATTTCTGTCTCACTGATAATTTCAGCACAATACTTGCAGCGATGGCACATTATGTAGCCTTTTGCCAGTAATTTGCTGAACTTCGGATATGGGCATTTCTCACCCATACCGGCTCTCGTAATCTCAATTTTCTTCATATTTCAATCTGTTTGGTTAATAGAAATCCACACCCGTGAGAGTGAGGATTGTTTTGTCTAATCACCGAAATCGCTTTCGTCCTGATCGTACCACCAGTCCTGGAATCGATTCGCAACCTCTTCCAATGCATACTTAGCAAATGTGTCGTAGATATTTCTGCTCTCGCCCTCGTTAAAAGGAGCATACAGAGCCTTGCCGATAGCATCATAGGTGACGGATTTGTCGTCCTTGAAATTCCCGAAGCCCTTAATCATCGTGATAAGGTCTTCTCCTAAATCATCGGCAAGCTCATGCATATTCTCCATGATAGCACTCTTGTTCTCGTTCCAGAACTTGCTTGTTTGAGAATGATAACAGAATCCAGTGTACCCCTCATTGGCATTTCTGACCTTATCGAGCGTATTAAGCATTGTGTCTTCATTAACACCGCCAAGCTGCTCTACTACGGCATATGCCATCTTTACGAATGATGGATTATCATTTTCCTTGATAAACGCATCCCATACTTTCTGTATATTCATATTTCTGTATTTTGGTTGATAATAGAAACGAGCAAGCGCACCATACGCTTACCCGTAATTTTAGCCGAAAACCCAGATAGCCGTAGTTCTTGCACAAATGGCATACAGCTTTCCGCTGTGACCACGGAACAGCATTCCGTTGCATCCGTACACACCGGAAGAATAGCCTACCTGACTATATTCTTCCGGGATGGCTGCACGGCTTGAACTGTGTGTTATATCCTTGGCAGCTCCTACTCTAACGAGTCTCTTCAACTCTTTCTGTGTCATTTTCTCCATAATTCTTTAATTTTGATGGTTTAACATGGTTTCTGTGCAGTCTATCTGCACAGAATGTTTGGCTAGAACTTGCGAGGGCGCATGCACGATTGCTCAATCTCCTGAGCCTTCTTGTCTGCACGTGCTACGCGTCTGAAATACTCGCTCTTGTCAAGATTCTTGCGTCTGCACTCCTCGCTGATAACTGCCTTGTGACTCGCTACGAGCCTGGCAAGGAACTTTCTGTCTCCGTCTGTCATAATTCTGAATTTTGATTTGGTTAATAATAGAAGCAGGACACAGGACGTGCCCCGCTGTTTTGACTACTTGCCACCGCACGCAATACTATGAGGACAGCAATGAATCTTGCCATCCATCAATCCGTGAAAGCAGCACCCTACACATCTCTCTGTGACTATATCCCACTCTCGCTCTATTCCGTGTCTGTCAGTTACTCTTACTGTTTCCATAATTCTATATGTTTTGGTTAATAGCAGGCAGCACATTATCGTACTACCCATTTTTTGGCTAGAGATTGTACACCGGACTTTCTGAAGCATTCAGGATAGAACTGCCGGTGAGGATGGAGAACGCACAAGGGTCGAAACTCTCGATTTTCTTCATGCTCTCTATCTTCTTCTGTACTACATCACGTATGGATGACAGATTAAGTCTACCGTCAATAGGCATGACAGAATCCATACCCACCATTTCAACGATACTAAAATCCTCTGTAAATCTCTTACTCACGAGGTCAAACTTGTTGATCTTGTGATAAAATTGTACCCATCTACTCATAATTCTACATTTTTGGTTTATAGGAGAGGGAGAAATAACTCCCTCAATTTCAGGCTATGTACTTCTTGATGAACTCTTTAAGCTCGTTGAGCCGCTCGTCAATCTCCTCTTTGCTGCATACGCAGATGAAACGTGGAAAACAAGTATCCGTTATTTCTCCCATGTCATTCATGACACAGGCAAAACAACTTATATACCCTTCGCCGTTTTTATTGCTAACGCTAACATCAAGGCTCAGTCTTGATTGATTTTTCAATACTTCTCTCTGAATTTCCTGCAACTTAGGCAAAATCGTAGAGAGTATGTACTCTACATTCTCCTTGTATTCTTCATCTATCATAATTCTTAAATATTGGTGAATAGTATGCGTGACAATCGTCACGCACATTTAGCTCATGCACAATACTGCAATCTCAGAGAAACTCTTTGAGATAGCCTCCTTGCTACGGAAATCCCTATAGCCCTTAGTATTGTTGTTGTGCCACTGGCGCGCTGCTATCTTGATCTTCTCCACCTCATGCATAAGCGCACGCTCAAAATTCTTCTGTGATTTTCTGTCTTGCATAATTCAATTTGTTTAATGGTTCTACATAGTATGCCCAGGAAAATGCCTGAGCACATTTTTGGCTACTCGTACTTGTTGAGCAGGAAAATCAGAATACAGCCGTCTCCGTTCATGAGCATCTGACATTTGTCCTCATCTGTAATGATGTTGGCGCAAATCTTTGCGAACATAGGAAACGGCTCATCCTCCATCTCGTCATGATATACTGCCAGGTATGTTCCCGGAAGCAGAGAACGTGAATCCTCAGTATCGCCGCCGAACTCATCGCACGCCTGTATAGGGCATAGAACTCTCTGGATAGATGTGTGTGTACACATATCTTCCTCGCAGTCCATTCCCATCATGATATCAATTAACTCACACTTGCTTAATTCCTTTGTTATCGTCTTGTACATATTATTAATATTTTGGTTAATAGAAGAGAGGAGCAGAAACTCCTCTCAGTTTTGGCTACTTTCTGAGACCTACGAACGTTGTAGTTCCCTCTGCTGTGTAACTGGCGTTAAGCTCTGAAATCTCGTTAGCCTGAGCTATCACAGTTTTCCTTAGCATCACGTTCGCCCTGTGACAATTATACAGAGTAACTGACACTACACACAATGCAACACACACTACGGCAAACAATGCCACGAAAATATTCTTCTTCATAATTCTGTAATTTAATTGGTTTGTAATTATTGTACTGCCCAAATCTATAGGGCAGTTTTTAGGCTAAATGTTTCCAAGCACAATTATCGTACTTTCCAAATCTGTCACGCTCCAGGCAGGATGAAATTCTCCAAGCGGAGCGTGGATCGCCACAGCTCACGGAAATACCACTTGCCATTTTTCGTACTGCTCCAAATATACACAAGCAGAATTCCGTAAAGAATTCCAAGCACATTCAGGAGAATTATCGTACTTGCCAAGCAAATGAATATTGGCGATGCCTGAATAAATCCAAGCACAATTATCGTACTTGAATAAATAATCTGTCTTGCTTTCATAATTCTAATTTTATTGGTAATTGTTCCGTAGCCACACACGACAATTATCGTACTGGCTACAGATTTTTAGGCTCACGCCACGCAGAATAATGTAAGCACACCATTCTTTAGCGACCCGAATTCTACGTGACTCAAAATCTCCTGAGCATCTGCAATGATACTCTCAACCTCGCACATATCGAGGCATTTAATTCTTAGCGTACTCATAATTCTAATATTTTTGGTTATTGTTCCCTACAAGCGTAGGGATATTAGGCTTATTGAATTCCGGCAGACCAAGCGAATCTTTCTTCTTCATCATTCAGTCTGTAAATACTGGAAAGCATGCCAAACAGGCGAGGGCTGCTGTTAACGAGTTCATCGTAGGCATCCTCTGCACTCTGGTCTGTTACATTAATACGTACAAGCGTCTTTCCTATCTTCTTCAAAATCTGTTCTTTCATAATTCTAATATTTAAATGGTTCATAATTGTAGAGCGGAGATTTCTCCCCGCCCCGTTAGCCAGGATGCGCATCTTTGCACCACGTTTTATCATTATTGTCTTAACCACGTGGCTCACACCCTACAGATTTTATGCTTCTGCCAGCAGCCTGTTTATTTCTGAGGAGATAAATCTCGCACGGATGACAAGCAACCGATTTCAGTCAGCGTGGATAGTGTGTACCTTGAACGCTGCAATCGTGATTGCACACACTGGGATTTCTCGGGTAACCACTCCCGAACGGCTCACAACACCGAATAGAATATGAATTATGATTTCTTTCTATAAACTCTCATCTCGCTAGATGATACAAATCCCCTAGCCGTCGTGCCGTCTCATCTCATTCGACGCTCACGCCAGGAATTTTTGCGTATCTCTCGGATGGATGTCTCTGAGTAACACGTTACTCTCTCCCATCTCGGTGTGCCTCTCGCACTCTCGATTTACTGAGATACTTCTCTGAAATTTTGGCAATTAGTCCCCTGAGGGAGAATAAATTCTCTCTCTGAGTTAAGCCCACACACCACGACAAGGTTTACCAAATTGTGTGGGAAAAATAAGGACACGACGACCCGCTCCAAGTTGAAAAACCTGGAGTAAAATTTCCCACTGGCTACCTATCAAATAGCCAGTAGGAAAAACTAGATAGCTAGATTTCTCTAGCTACCTTGTTTGTGTTACTTTTGCGCTGCTGCGAGTTTAGCTTGCAGTTCTGCTATCTGTTTTTGCAGGTCTGTTATGCTTTCACTCTTTTTCTTTGCTACCTTTGCACCGCTTGCGAATGCTTGATGTAAAGAGCACAACTTACTACCTAATCTTTGTAAGCTATCAATAATAGACGTTTGCACGTCCTTATTGTTGCTATCAAACCACGAAAAGAAATTAGGTAGTTTATGTTTGCGGGAAAACTCGCTTACAGCAGAACGCACACACTCAGTCTGCAAATTGCAATAACTTTCATCAGATAGCACGTAATTTGTTGCTAACTTGTTGTACTTCGCACGTGCTTTCTCTAGTTCTTTCTTTGCGCTTACTACTTCGTTATCAGTGCACTCGCTTAATAGCTTTTTGCGGTAACTATTAAGCACTTCTAGACTCTGCGCTAAGACTGCGCTACCTTTGCACTCGGCTACATAACTAGCAACCTTAGTACTTACGTGCTCGTAGCCTTGAGCACCTTTCATTTCTAAATCTTTCATATCTAAATTGTTTAAATGTTACTTATAAGATAGTGTCCTATCTCTTTCTTTTTGTACTGCAAAGGTACGAAAATTTATTGGAAAAAGCAAATTTTTTATGTTAAAAATCGACCTTTAAAGATGTTGTAACATATTGATACATAGATAGTTATGGGTTTTAACACTTTGTGGCAAAGTATTAATATATTACGTTTTGCTTCTATATATCCAACTATATAAACACTAAATGTTAATATTTTAACATTTAACCAGTACGTTATTATATAACATCTTTTTAGTCAAGTATATTGTAATAAGTTTTTGTGTTTCACGCTTTATTAATAATGAATAATTATGCAAGAAAATGTATATAAACAAAATTATAAAGTGTTGGTTATTAAGTGGTTACGTAATTTTTTTTATAAATATAAACCGACAATTTGAAATAATTACAAAAATAATGTTTCACGCCGGTTTTCACTATATAAACCGACGCAAAATGTAATAATTTTAGAAGAAACACCCCCACACCCCCTTTATAGCTATAAATCAGCGCGGTAGTCACCTCATCTAAAAATTTTTTCTTCCGATTTTTTAGCCTTTTTGTAAAGTTTAATTACTTTCTGTCATAAAGGATAATTATGCATATTCATTCATTCGCTATTTGTTAACATTTAATAACATAAACTCTTACTTTGTAGACCAAACCATAAATGTATACCTATCCTTCATTTAATGTATACCTAAAATGTATATTTATACCCTTTATTTACTAGGGTTTTACCGGATATTCAGGATATTATCTGTATCTTTGTATTGTCGATATTTTATAGACGACATGTTGTAAGGACGACCTGACACGTGTTATCCTTCAGAAAGCCCCTGTTTATCGGGGTTTATCCTACACAATAACGGAAAATTAATATTATTATTGTACATAAATGGAAAATGGTATTGCTATAGACACATTGCACGCTCAGTTGCTTGACCTTTCGAGGCATGACGAGTACGGATTCGAAGAGCTCCGTTGCCAGGACTGGGGTAAGGCAAACTCTGAGAAGTACAACAAGCTGAAGTCTAATTTCATCAGGTCAATGAGACGTCTGGCGAAGAAGGCTCCGGTGAAGTACTACAACGGTGCTTACTACATGTTCAACGGCAAGATATACGAAGCTGTTCCGAAGATAGTCCTTGAGCAGGCTTACCAGCTTCTGCTCCTCGACCTGGCCATGGCTCCGATGCTCGGCATCAGTACGGTGATGAACAAGTCGTTCATGGAGGTGATAGAGTGCTACAACATACTGAGACCTACCTTCGACATCGTTGCATTCGCCAACGGAGTTGTTGACTTCGGCAGCGGTCTGAAGTATCCTAACGTGATGCCGTTCTCTCCCGAGTACCATGTCACATACTACCACCCATACGACTACAATCCGAAGGCGAAGTGTGACAGGTGGATGAACTTCATCAAGGAGGTCCTTCCGGACAGGACGTCAAGGATGATCCTACAGATGTTCCTCGGTCTCGGTCTCATACAGAGAGGTACTGCATACAATCCGTACGAGGGGAAGGAATCATCGAAGATTGAGCTATGTCTTCTTCTTATAGGTACGGGAGCCAACGGAAAGAGCGTCATCTTCGACGTTGCCTGCAACATATTCGGAAAGGACAGGATAAGCAAGATGGACTACGCCGACCTCACTGCCGACGGTGACGAGGGAATGAGGGGTAGGTATCCTATCAGGAACGCCATCTTCAACTGGTCCTCCGATTCCGACCCGAAGAAGTTCGGAAGGAAGAACACCGGTATGTTCAAGAGACTCGTGAGCGGCGAGCCAGTCCCGATGAGAAAACTCGGCAGGGATATCCTGGAGGGGAACTCAATCCCCTACCTCATCTTCAACCTCAACGAGCTTCCGTTCCCTGATGATGCGTCGCTCGGATTCATCAGACGCTTGCAGTACGTGAGCTTCGATGTCACCATCCCTAAGGAGAGGCAGGACCCGGATCTTGCGAGCAAGATCATCCGTGAAGAGCTGAGCGGAGTGTTCAACTGGATATTCCGTGGCGCGATGGAGCTGAGGAGCAGGAAGTACAGGTTCCCGGCAGCTGAGGGCAGCAGGAGACAGCTGCTTATCTCCCTTCTCGGAAGCAATCCTATCTATGCCTGGATAAGAGCGTATGATATGAGGTGCAGCCAAGAGGCGAGGGGCGAGATTTCGGAGTGCATGCTTGCCAAGGAGATGTACGAAAGGTTCGTCGAGTTCTGCAAGGCCAACGATGTCGAGGAGAAGGATATACCTACGATTCAGAAGTTCGGGCGTGATATGAGCGACAAGTACGGCTTCTTCAAGAAGAGGTCACAGGGCGGAATGACGTATCAGGTGTACGGCGCGCAGATGATTGACCTGAAGCAGGAGCTTCTCATCAATGACGTGAAGAATAAATTGCGTGGTGAGGAGGACATCAAGCAGCCTGAGAGCTTCATTCAGCCTGATGATTAACGGTTATAAAACAGATTTCTATGATAGACAAGGAATATATCAAGGAGATTATCTCCTGTATCACGAAGAAGAAGGCTGATGGGAATATTGTTCCGGCCACCGCTTCGATGCAGGAGATTATGATTGCTGTCCGCGATGATGCCCTGGAGTGCATGAGGACCATGTGTAACGAGAGGGAGATTGCGGTGAACAGAACGTTGAACAGTGTTTCATTTAAATGTTTGTAGCTTATGGGAGAAGAACTTATGTTTTGTATATCCGATGCCTTTATAGATGGCGACAGAATTCGCGGATCTATTCATAATGTTGTGGACAAAGCGTTCGAGTCCGGTATCAAGATGTCGTCTTGCCGATACAAGAATCACAGCATCACGCTTGACGTGAGCTTTGAGCCGGAAGGTGGTTTTGACAAGCTGCTGCTCGAAATCCTCTACGGCGACAGAATCAGGAAAACCACAGAGCGCCTCGATAAAGAATGGCTGGAGAAGATGTGGAAGGTTTCCGATGACGATATTAGAACGTTTCGGAGTATTCAAGTGTGTGATTTTCTAAAGGAGAGATGGTCATGAGAAGACATCACAATCCGAACAAGGTTCCGCCGTTCAAGCCGGACCCTGAACATTGGACCAAGAAGGTTCATTCCTGGAAGGCGAAGGTTGCCTATGAGACTGAGGATGATGCTTGGGAGTTTCTGAATCAGAATCCGAAGCTCATCGGGCAGGGAATGACTGTCTATAGGTGCAATCTGTGTAATAAATTTCATATAGGACATAAAAAGGAATAGCTTATGATTAATAAAGAAGATATTAAGGTTGGGTCATGCTTGCAGATTACAAAGGGTAATTTGATTAAGATTGCAGGCCCGGTGTTTGCTGATAAAATAGATCCATCAGGCTCTATTGATAGGATTCAACATATTAAGGTTATCTCCATATTGGATAAAAAATGCGAAGTCGTATCATTCTTTAAACCCGAGTTAGCAGCAGTTTGTGTAGATATAGTTGAACTGGCGATGTTTTCCATTTTCTCGTCTTTAAAAGAATTATCAGTCGAAAAGGCAGAACAGGTATCTCACCCATCCCATTACGCTTGGTTGAAGGATTTGTGCGGTGTTGAGCCTTTGGATATTTGCAGACATCTTGACTTCAATACAGGGAATGCTATCAAGTATCTCCTGCGCAAGGATAAGGTGGATGGCAATAAGTCCAAGACCGAGAAGCGCATTGAGGATTTGCGTAAAGCCGTATTTTACATTCAGGACGAAATAAAATTATTGGAACATGGCACAGACTAACTACACTTGCAAGGACTGCGTGTTGTTTAATGACGACGAACCGGACCTTCCTTTTTGCATGGGAAAGGATTTGTACACGCATGCCGGTCCTGACGATGATGCTTGCGGAGACATCATTCCGCTGGTATATACGTGCAAGGACTGCTTCTTCTTCAAGGATGGAGTTTGTCGCCACCCTACAGAGAAGCATTTTACTTCGGAAGAGAGTCCTTCTTGTACAGATTTCGAGTATAAGGAAATAAAAGTTGAACATTAAAATATTGTTATCATGGCATTACCATTTGGAAAGACTATCAAGACAAGACACTTCACGGTACTGAAGTTCAGCAAGAGCTTGTCGAAGAAAGAAGTTGCTTCGCTCAGAGAGGACATTCCTGCTGAGATCAAGAAGCATTTACAGAGAGGCTCGCTGCCTTTCATTAAGATTGCGAACATTGCCGGCACATGGGGAATCGAGTACTCTATCGGTACATCTATGTATGCTGCTATCGATGAAAGCGCCCCTGTGGCTGTAGGAGACCATTACGAGTTCTCCAAGGCTGACGGAAACATCGTCGAGGCATTTGCCCAGCTCATGTATGTCGATACATCATTGCCTGGCGATGCAGAATACACAGTAGGTAAGTTAAAACTCCGTGATGAATATCTTGCCCGTGAGGCTGCTAGAATGAACGCCGCCGCCGATGAGGGTAAGACCGAAGAGCAGCTCCGTAAGGAGAGTGATGAGGCTGTGCAGGAAGTCATTGACCGCGACAAGCACGCCGAGACTATTCTTGAGATGGCAGAACAGATTAAGAAGGAAGGAGGCAAGGATGAGTGATAAATTGCTTGAGGTCGTTCAAGACCACACTTCCTTAGTACAGGCACTCCAATTCATTTTGGAGGCCGCAGAGACGAAGAAACTGCCGTCATACGGCGTTCTTCCTACGTTTAATGACGATATGCTTGAAGATCAGGTGCGAATTGCGCTTGAACTCATCACCGGAGAGAAGTATCCCTGATTGAGTTTATATTTTTCTTCTACTTTATATATATAAAAACGAGGGGTGGTATCTGTGAAGACACCACCCCTCTAACCAAAAAATTTTTGAATTATGATTCGCAGAAAGAATCTGTGAACATTAATCGCCTGCAAAGGTACTTGGTTTTGCTGAAATTCTAGTAAAACAAAGTTACTTTAACACGAATTTAACACTAGAGCATGCGAGTTTTGCTCTTTATGTCGTTCAGGGCAAGGAGACCGACGGCATCAGCCATCATTTCGTAGCCCTTGCAGAACTTACCGCCGATGTTTGCATACAGACTTGGATCGTCTATCTTTCCTGACGTATCCTTGTTCATTACCTGTCCCTGCGCCTTGAAGAACTCCTTCTGAAGGTCATCCATCTTCTGGAGGATTGTGTCGATACCTGGATTAGTCATGACTCTCTTCCTCCTTTCCCTCCTGGATTCCTGCAAGAGCTAAGAGTTCTGAGAACTTGTTGTCGTACCAGAGTGCCTGGGTCTGGTTCTGTGCGTGAGGATTGCGGGCGTTCTGACCGAACTTCTCGAACTTCTCCGGAATGACTACCCAGGAATGGGTCTTGCCGCCCTTGCCAGGACGTGTCATTCTCTCTACGATTCCCTTTGATACGAGAATCTTGTTGAACTCTGCCGATGACATCTTGACGTTGTGGGCCAAGAGCAGGTCCTTCGCTGCGTGGACGGTCTTCTCGTCCATCACGTAGTCCGGTGTCGGCAATCCGAGAGGGTCTGCGATTGTCTTTGCAATCTGAAGCTTTGACGCATCGTTGAGGTTGAGGAACTTGGCTAGGAACTTCGCTGCCTGAATCTTGTCAGAGAGCTTTGGCTGTGATGGTGACTGCTGAGGCTGCGCCTTGAACTCGCCGGTTCTACGGATTGTCTTCAAGATATCCTTGACACCCTTCTTGAACTGCTTGGCGATAGGCTTGCGGCTCTGCATTAATACCTCATACAAGCCGTCCTCTGTGAGGAACCAAACTGACTGAACTCCGCCAGGGGTATAGGTTGGAACTATACCCTTTTCATCCTCGTCGATATTCTTCAACATATCGGATACATTCTGAATATCCAACCATCCGGCAACATCCTTTGCTCTGAACAAAGGCTCATAGGCAGTTCCATACACGTCAACCTCCTGTCCCATAAAGTTGGAACGGCTGACAATACTAATCTCTCTTACAGCAATGTTTTGATTTTTCATTGTGTTGTAGCATTAAAAACATAGGGAGAGTTTATCAAAAAGGAAAGCGGCCTCCCATTTGCGCTGCTACAACACCACGACTGCATCCCGCAGTTATATATGTTACGCAAAATAGAGAGACCGCTATATCTTATATTTAGTCGAAAGCCAATTATGGCTATCGCAAACGTTCTTCTAAAAATGTATGGTGGGAATATAAAATGCCCACTCTATATGTTAGGCATTAACCGATGCCCTGCGGACGACTATACGCCGTGATATTGTAGCACTGCAAAAGTACGAAAAAATCCGCAATCTCTTGTCAAGAAAGCGGATTTTAACATGGATTTAACTATTTCTTCTTCTTTTGAAAGTCTGCCTGACCGTTTTTGAACAAGATGCACTCACTACAGGTTCTTGGTAGAGACAGAGGCAAGTAATAGTGTATCACGCTTGACTCCGTATCAATCTCGTCCTGCTTAATCTTAGAGTAGTCGGCTATCATGGCAGTCGTCTTTTGCCACTCAGGAGAGCCAAACTTCTGCTTGCGCTGAGCAATAACGAGGTTTCTCAGAATCTCTTCCTTCGAGGTAGCCTTGATGAGTTCCTCTTGGGTGAGTTCGTCGCTATTCTCGTTCTTCGCTTTCTTTCCCTGCACCTCTGCGATTCTCTTCTGTACAGACTCCTGGGCTTCGAGCTTGTTCATTTCTCCTTCGAGAAAAGATTTCTCCCAGTTGAATCCTTCTCCCTGAAAGGCGATGGCCCAACAGTCCCTAATTGACATTCCTGAGCCACGAAGGCTTGCATAGATGTAATAGCGAGGGTCTTTCATACCAAGAGCCTTCGCCTTCTTATACGTATCGACGGATAACGTGTATCCTTTTGTTTCTTCAATCATAATCTTGATATTTAAAAGTACAACATTTGCTGCCTGCGGTGTTCTCTCCATACATTGATAGACTTGCCGTATATCCAATAGTCGAACACTTCTTCCGGCGACAATCCTTCGTCTATCATCCTTCCGCTAGCTTGGATATCCTTGATGGCCTTAATCCAACTATTATAGATATGCGGATAGCGTTTGCAGTCGGCGAGTTTCTGCTTATAGTTGCGCATATGGCAGCACAGGCAGCCAATCCTATAGTAGCCCTCGTCGTACAGCTTGCAATGCTTAATACCGAGTGTATTCAAGAATAGCCATACCTCATCATCGGTCCACTCTATGATTGGAGAGATGAGGAGCGATTCGTAGCCTCGGATGCAGCCGATGGTACGCTCATCACTGGCATTGGTGATGTTAATCTCGTGGATGCCCCACCGGGTTGGACGGCCACGCTTCTGACTGTTCCTTTTATCACGGAACTCGTCAAGACCTTCAAGAGAGCCGCTGTACTTATGGTTGGTAATCTCGACCTCACTCCTACCCGAACGCTGTCTGCTTTCTGCGTGACGGATTCCGATGAGGACAACATTGCCTGCGCCGATACCTTCTTTATAGACTCGACAGCACCATCGTATCAGTCTTGTCGGAAGCATGCCTTCCTTACGGGCCTGGTTATAGATGCTGATTTTCGGCTTTATCATATCTACGCCCGGATAGTGCTTGCGGCAGAACTTGATTACTTCTGGTGGATCGACGGACGTAAGCCCCATGTGAGCCTTGAACTTCACGCCTGCAATCTTGGCAATGTGATAAATACACTGACTATCCTTGCCTGAACTGAACGATAGATAAAATCCTTCGTCCGGCGAGTATGCAAGAGCAAGCTTTTCAGCCTTTCTTAGCAACTCTACAGAGTGCTTTATCTTCTCCTGAAATTCTTTAGGGAACTTCGGAAGAATCTCTTCTAAAGTAAAATTTAATTCAGAATTTATCATGTTATTACTTTTTATTATCCTTGAATACAAATTCTGCACGGCAGCAACATCGTGGATGCGCGGGAATCACCATTGTTGTTATGTCGTGGACATAGCCACATAAATCATCGCAAACCGGGCAAGGGAACGACGATCCTCTGTGAACGAAGTATCCAACAGCCCCACTCTCCTGCCCATACTCCTGCTCTGCCTGTCCCCACGCCAAAGCAATCACTTGAGAAGCATTTCTTACGATATTCTGATAGGCGTTCTTGTAGTATCCCTTTCCGTAAGAAGGAACATCGATGTTGATATCCTTTCTCTTCGCTTTGGTGATGACTGATGTGTGATATGGGTCCTTGTAGCCTGTGCGGATGGAAGACAGGAGCTGCTGGTCTGAATATCCCATAAGAGTACCCGCCTTGATCATCCTTACAATATCTTCTGCAAAGTTTCCGAGATAGACAGCGTTTCTTTCGGATGTCGTCTTTCCGTAGATGTCGCTGACGAGAAATGATTCTATGTTCTCGCTGTCAATCCCGAGAATCTTGCATGAAACCTTGGAGTAAGCAGAGATGTAACTGTTGATACTCTCCTCTGCATCAGCAGTAACGTTCTTGGCGTAAGAGAGCAGGGCTGACTCGTTTGTGAGCCTGCCCGCACCTCTGTATCGCTTACTTGCGGCAATTATTTTCTGTGTCGATTTCCAGAGAATATCGCTAATTTTGCTTTCTATATTTCTTATAGCTTGCATTCTTTTTACCGCATACTTAACGCTCCTACTATTCTCGTTAGGCCTTTTTCCATTTATATCCATAAGCAGTTTTGTTTTTACCGATAACACATAAGCGAATACCACTGCCACTTCCGTTTACAGAAGCTGCGGCATCCTTCATCGAAGGAAACACGCCAATCAGCATTCCGTCTATTGTATACTGAGCAACTGGTACTTTCGACTTATCTTCTTTTAACTGAAACGGTTCGCTTCCATAATACGACCATCTATATCCTTTCGATTGATTATAGAGTCCTTTACAGCAACGAATAATCGCACAACTTGTTACGCCCGTCTTGCGTTCGGCATCCGTAGCAGAACTGTATGTCGCAATATACGTACCATCCAGGCTGTATTGATTTACCCAAAATGTGCGATACTTTTTTATCGTGACATCAATTTTTGAAGCACTACCCTTTCTCCACACGTATCCACCAGCTGTTTCGTATTTTCCGCATACAGCCTGCGATATGTTTGATTCCGGGATATTCAAGACAGAAGAGGCTTCACTAAAAGACCTAAATGTCCTCATTTTGTTTCCTAGAAAATCGTATGCTGACACTTGTATTCTTTGCTTCGATGAATATCTCTCAATATGCGTTCCGTAATTAGAATTATATTTACTATCACAAAATTCGAGATTATCAACATAATTATCTGTCTTAATTTCGTTCTTATGGTTTATCTGTGGAAGATTTGATGGGTTCTTAAGAAACGCTAAAGCAACTAGTCTATGCACATAAAAAGCCTTCCTTTTACGTTCTTTACTTAAAGAAACACACAGGTATCCACAACGAACAAAGTACTCTCTTTTAATTATTTCTTTGTATTTGTGCCTGTAGTTACCTATATGAACATATTTTTCCAGAGCCTTTACTCTTCCGTAATTGGAAATCATGTATAATCCAGTATATCCCTGGATATCCTTCCATACCTCGCCTTCTAAATCTTCGAGCGACAACCATCGCTCAGAATTAACTTTTGGTATATTCATGAACTCGATATTTAAAATTTGCCCCGATAATTTAAAAGAGAGGAAGGGCTATCGAGTTACCCTTGTCAGCAGGTAGCTACTCCTGCCTATCCTCTCTACAAAAATACGAAAAATATCGCATATAACATCTGTACCAAAAACGCTTACTATAGAACGACGTTAAAAATACGTGTTAATGAGTCTGATTATACTTTTTCCAGTTGTTCTCTGATGGTTGATTCCCCCACTTATCCGTGTTTTTTCCTTCATCAGGCCTTCCGGATTTTCTGCCGTTTCCAGTACGTACGTTTCCGCTGCCTCCATTCTGAATCTTCGCCGTTGCCTTCTGCTCCTCGATGGCATTCTCTGTTTCGTTATCCGCACGCTGAATATCCATGAGGAGGTCTTGCTGGTCTTCTTCCTTCTTCTCTCGCATGATACGCTCATACTCAGCAGTCTTAGGGAAGTCTGGGCAGCGTTCTGAGGCAGTCTGCTTAGAGAGGAATCCGTTCTGAACCGCGGTAGCGATATTTGTAATTTGTTCTGTTTTATTACTATGTACATACGGACTTATCCACGCGTTGATTGGAAGCCCAGACATTGTAGCGACGCAGTTTTCTTCAGTACCGATACCGAACTGACAGATGCGGAGAATCTTATCCAGGAATGGCTGTAACTCCTGTGCGTCGTTCATTGCAACCTCCAGTGCAGGAGAATAGAGAAGCTTGATGGCTACACCTGGGAGGTCACCGGACTTCAACTCAGGCGGATTTACTGTGAATGACAGTTCGTAGATGAGGTCATACGACTTATTGAGCTGTGTGGCAAAAGCATCGGACGCATCCGTGCCATTCAGGAACTCAGCCTTGCCATTAGTGTCGGTAATCATGATTGTCTTCGCAGAGCCGGTCATATCGTCGCCGGTTATAGAAATATCCTCACCATCGCCAGTGAGCGTAAGGATTGGGAAAGCGTACGCCTTATTGTTCTCGCAGAGATATGAGAATGCCTCCTCGTAGTCCTCGATGTTCTTCTGAACCATAAACCAGCAAGGTCCGTTGTCGTTACGTGCGTAGGCTACCGGCACGAACTGGAAGCCGTGGTTCTTCTCTTCAATAAGGGTGTAGTCGTCAATTCCGAAAATCCTTGCAATCTTCGTCATTACCTCTTTCACCTTTCCTGACTTGACAGCCTTCTTGAAGCGGTAGAACTTGCGGTTATCCCAAGCCTCGACATATTCTGTCTTCTCGTTGCCCTCATCGTCGTAGTCGTAGTACTTCCTGGCAAAGCACAAAAGGTCGCCAGTTAGTGAATCGACGTGAGGGTACAGGATATCTCCTCGATCATAAGAGAGTGTTCGTGTGCAGAATTTCTTCTTCTCATCGAAGAAACCGACTATTGCACATTCTGCAACCTTCAGATACGCACTTACAGCTTCAAAGAAGCGAATCTCCATATCGTGCATAAGCCAGCCCTTCTTGAATACATCGAGGGTCTTCTGATTCTCCTCTACCTTCTTCTCGTTCTCGTAGTCGTCACCATCAGCAAGCTCGAACTGAACATCGTTGCCAGTCAAGTGCAGCAGATGCTTCGTGTGGATGAGCTGCTGGAATGCAAAGGCTGTGCGCTGAATCTTCTGGCAGTACCACCTGTTATTCTCAGGGTTCAACTTCCAGATGTCCGGGTATTCCTTTTCATCCATAATCCTATGGGCAGATGGGTAATACTCACGCAGAAAGTCTGCCTGCGTCTTGATGCGGCGATACATGGTGTCGTCTGGCATCGTTCCGTCGTAATAGTCAGGAACAACGTCGCTTACAGCCGAGTGCTTCATGTACCCCGCAGGAGTAAGCTCGTAGAATGGCTTCCTTACGAGCAGCTCCCTTACATTATTTACCTTGATAGCATCCATAATCCTTTTACCTTTTTATTTTTCTTTTTTGTTAAACTGAATATCATTACGTAGAACCAAGATTCAAAGAAGTCAGGCGAGTGCCCGACATATTTCTTGGCAATCTTCTTAGGTAATAGCTTGAATCCCCTATCATCGCTATTCTCGTCACGTCTGAGCATCTTACGCTCCTTCTGAAGAATCTGTCTGAGAGGAACCTTGTCGAATCCGTTTCCGGAATACTTTCTTTCAAGCAGGGCGGAGTCGATGGAAATCTGCTTCTCTTTTATCATCTTATAGAATAACCATGCGCACTGAGACTTCAAATCCTTATAGAGGTATTTGATTCCTTCTTCTTCCTGATGATTCCTAGCGATAGGTGCTGCCTGGTTGTTAAATGGGACGGCATCCTTGAAGAATCCCTTAAAGTACTGACCGATACCCTGCATATCGTAAGTGAAGTTACATTCCTCGACGCCCCACTCTCTCAGCTTGGCCTCAACTACAGAAACGAGTGTCTTAGGGTCCAGCCTCAAAACAACCAAGTCTTTACAATGCCATCCTTCCCAAAGCCACATTACGAAGTTATCGCCGCCGGTGAAAGCAATATCGGCAGAAGCTCTGCGTTTCCCATCTCCTATCTGTTCTGCATTGTCGTAGATTTCATCAAGGTCTTCCATCTTGATCATGTCATCTCCGGCAGCTTTCCAGTTCCAGTTAGCTTCCAGGTCTCGCATACGCTGTTCCTCATCCTGTTGGGCAAGGTTGGCGAGATATGAGGCATCGGTAGAGATAAGCTTAATGTTCTCTGATACGTCAGCGCGAACGAATGTTGCCGACTTGATGAACATTTCGAGCTTTGTATAACCAAGTTCCTCATAGCTATCCTTCCAAAGGCTATCGATAATGCCCTTGCACTGTTCGTATACCTCTTCTCTTGTGTTACCCCAGTAGATAGAGTCCGGTGTATCACCATCCATGAAGCAGTAGCGGATAACTCCATCTCGCTCCGGTATAATGTATCCATTCTCGTCAACCCACCAGTCGATGAACTTTCGCACCCATGATTCCGGGTCAGGGTTACAGGTAATCCAGAATCGGTTTCGTATGTGAGCTGCGTTTCGGTTGTTAGTCAAGAGGTACTTGAACTTCTTGTATGGACACTGAGTACCCTCATCGATGCAGACATAGGCATACTGGCGACCCTGGAATCGTGTCTTGAAGTCCTGATAGGCTCCAGCATAGTACGAGAATTTGAGCCATCCTCCGTTATCGAAGTTCCAGGTCATATCATTTTGTGACTTATTGTAAGTTCCAAATTGGGAGAACAATTTATAAGAGTCTGTCACTAAGGACTGTAAGTCGTCTTTTTCGTTACGAAGAATTGTTGCATGAAAATCTGGATTTTTAATATCCTTCAGAACTTCCATTAGGGAAGAGAACGATTTTGAGCCGCCTCGCGAACCGCCAACTATCTTAATATCAGCGTCTATAGACAGCATGCGTTCCTGGCCGCCACGCTGAGCTATAATCTTCAGCTTGTCGGGATGTTTCTTATCGGCGTCTCTTAATGATTGGATATACTCTTGAGTATAAATAGGCTCTCCGTTATCCAATTTTAATCCTGAAAATACATCTTTCTGCATAAATATACATTTAATACTGCAAAAATATACAATTTTTCTTTGATAATTGCATATTTATTCATATATTTGCAAAATAAAAGGTATATTTATACGTTTTCGAGGTGGAGGGACCACTTTCGGGATAACATTTTAAATCAACAAACAACATGACAAGAGAGGAACTCTTAGCATTAGTGAACAAGGAGGTTGACACCACCAAGTTCAAAGAACTTAGCCAAAAGACCATCAATGAGGAACTTGATGATGTTTTGGAAGATTTCGGTGATGACGAGGAAGCAAATTCCAAGTTGGTTACCAAGTTAGCAAACCGTCTGAAGCGTATCAACGGCAACTTGCACAAGAATATCTCTGACGAGGTAAAGAAGAGCAAGGAGGAGGCTGAACGCAAGAAGAAGGAAGAGGAAGAGGAGCGCAAGCGTAAGGAGGCTGACAAGGATGACGATCCTGACGACAAATACTCCAAGCTGCTTAAGAAACTTGAAGCTCTCGAAAAGGCTAACGCAGAAAGAGACAAGAAGGCTGCAAGGAAGGCAACCATCGAGTCTGTAAAGGCAGGTTTGAAGGATAAGTTCGACAAGGCAAACCTTGAAATGAAGAACTACTTCCTCAATGCTGCAATCGCAAAGCTGGAGATTCCGGACGAAGATGTCGACATCGACGAGCTGGTTTCTAAGGCTGAGAAAATCTACACCGCAGAGTACAAAGAGGCTACCGGTGAAAACGGTATTCCTGCAAAAGGCAGTCGCACGTCTAGCGGAGGCACGTCCACAGATGATGACAAGTTTATGGAAGAAGTGGCCGAGCGTCGAAAGAAGAGATTCGGCGGTGGAGACAAGAAGTAATTTCAGGATAACAATTTTAAAAAGGTAAAAAGATTATGGACAACACTTCTATTTCCTACATGGAACAGATGGGTACTCGTGGTATGCTGAACCACGGTGCTACCATCATTCAGACAGAAGGTAAGGTCGGCGGAACCCGATATGTGTTTGCCGGTCTTGAGGCACTTATCAAGAATGCCTTCGTTCACCCACCTATTGGTGGTAAGCTTGTCAACCCATTCAAGGGTCAGGCTAAGATTTATGCCGGTGACTTGATCGAGCACGATCTTGGCTTTACAGCAGGCAACGAAGGTCCTGGTGCTACCATTAAGATTCTGAAGGCCTACGGCGTGGCAAAGGCTACTGCTGCGCCTACAGACACAGACATCTACATCGTTCGTAACGGCTTCGTTCACATCCCGTTCCCTGGCGACACCATCATGATCGGCCAGAAGGACTTCAAGACCAAGGCAAAGGGTGTGACTGTTTCTGCCGTTGAGGCTATGACTGATGAAACCGCAGGTGACGTTTGGAAGGTTACTCTTTCTGCTGCTCTCGGTGCATTGAAGGTAGGTGACGTATTGGTTGAGGCTGCAAGTGCAGGCGAATCCGTATTGCCTATGGTAACCAACCCTAACTGCTTTGCTCCGAGCGACAATGACTTCCCATATTTCGATGCCGGCGGCGACAAGTACCACAAGCCTCGCACAAACGTCAACTTCTGTATGTTGAATCCAGACTGCGTTATGTGGCTTGACCGTATGGGTCCTGTTCCTCCTGCTGTCAAGGCGATGAACAAGTCACTCTACCCAGAGTTCTGGCATATTTAACCTATTGTCTAACGTAAAAAGATTGATTCAGGATTATGGCAAAAATTGATATTGGTGTCGAGCAGCTTGCGAAGTTCTTCACTGGTAAGGGTAACAACACCTACCTTCAGAAGTTCGTCAATCGTGACGGCGTACTTCGCTGTAACAACGGCTGGTATCTGACACAGGGTGACATTGATCCAAATCTCACCCCTACATCTAACAATGGTGATGCAACCTTCAAGGTTCGCACACGTACATTGAACCCTGCAACCTTGATGAACCTCCGTGCTCCTCTCGGCGAGGGCTATCAGAACGACCACGAGGGTATTGAGTGGTACACCGCTTCTATCCCAGACTTCGCTGCTGACGGCTTCCGTGAGACTGCGACAGAGCGTTACCACAAGATGAAGCTTCTCCAGGATGAGTTCGGCAACGACGCTGACCTGGTTGATGCTTACCTCGACAAGGTACAGGTATTGTATGACTCACTCGACATGACTATGACATACATGTCAGCCCAGTTGAGTTCGACCGGTTTCATCGACTACGACAAGATTGGTCGTGGTATCCAGGAGCCTCTGTATGACGCAAAGGTTCCAAAGAAGAACTTCAAAAAGGCGGGTACGCTTGCCTGGAACGATCCAAGCTGCGACTTGCTTGAGCAGATGCGCAAGTTTGAGGAGGATTGGCGCAAGGAGAACATCGAGTACCGCAGTGTACCTCTCGTATGGCAGATGACCAAGAACGACTACAATAACGTATTCTTGAAGAACAAGCAGATTGCTGAGTTGTACAAGAGCTGGGCGAACGCTAACTTTGTGGCAGTTTTGCAAAACTACGGTCCAAACAACGCAATGTTCTTGAAGTCTGTTGTCGACCTCAACGGTCTTTCTCCTATCGAGATTGTTGATGAGGTTGAGCACAACAAGCGCTTCGATGGCACAGTTACAGAGATTCGTGGTTGGGCAGACGGAACAGTCGTTCTTCGTCCTGCTGGCAAGCCTTTGCGTTTCATGCGTAAGGAGATCCTTGACAAGCGTATCTTTGACACCCTTGGCAACAAGCTCATTGATGTGGCTTGGGCGCAGACCAACAACAAGCTTGGCTTGCTGCGTAACATGATTACCGCAAACGGTCTATACCAGGAGTTTAAAACAGACTTGTTCCTCGCTTCTGTTCCAGCTTTGCTCGATTCTCCTTACCGTTGGATTATCGACATTACCAAGAAGGGTTAATTCTTTAACGTAACAAGATTGTATGACTATGGATTCGGAGATGAACATTTACACTGTGAACGACTACCTTATTAATAAGGTGAAGTTCGAGATGCCGATGAAGGCTCTGCTTGGCATCATGCACGACAGGGAGCTTGAAAATGGCATCGACCTCGAAGCCTGCGACAAGGACAAGGTGAGACTTGCCTATGCCGACATGCTGAAATGGTTTGTTCTTGGTCCGAGCAAGGTGAACAACACCTCCGATTCCGATAACGGATGGACTCATTCGGGAGGTGGCTATGATATGTCGGACAGCGACAGGAGCGAGATGAAGGCAGAGGCTAACGCTATCTATGCAGAGCTGGAGCCTGATTCGATGCTCAAGAAGAAGTCCACCTTCCGGGTGACCTCCCACGGAGTAAAGAGGGCGAATTATTCTCCTTGGGGAGAACCTCTCCCTCACATCATCAAATAAGGCATATGGAAAAGGAAAACATCAGAAACCCAAGATATCCTCACATCATTAAGATCGTGAGGAAGGTCGTCGGAAAAGCCGACCCTGATGACCCGTTCGCCGATGATGATGCTCCGGTTGGTGAGGACAAGGAAATCATTCTCTACTATGGCGAAGGCCGCAGCTATACCGATACCACTACAGAGGGAGACAAGAATGTCGACCAGAACAAGAGGAAGGCATCGATTCCGGTCAGATATGACGAATGGGATGCTGACAGATGTCCTCTTGACGGCGACACCATCTACTCCACTGTCGGCAACAACACCGAGGTTGGTATGGTTAAGGACTGCGAACCGGATAATAACAGGACTGTTGTGTATTGGAATTTGACAAGGGTTTAGATTATGACAAGTTTATCAGGTCAGTTTTTACAGGTCGAGAAGAAAATCCGTCAGATGGCAGTAGCAAAGATGCAGCAGAAGATGGATCATGCGGCTGAAATGACAATGAAGGCTGCCGACAAGTCTCGCAACTATGATGACGTAACCGGTAACTTGTACAAGTCAACCGCCATCGGTACATATTACAACGGCTCATTGCAGTCGATTCATTATGCTCCTGGTCCAGAGCCAACCCGAGTAACCCTTGCTGCTGGAGAGAGATACAACCTCGAAAAGTATTATCGCAGTTCGTTCTCCTTCAAAGACAGCGGACGGAGACCTTTCAAGGGTGAATATGGAGAAGGTGGCGAATATGGTCCAAACGCGGCGTGGGATGAACTTGTTTCCAGGGAGCACAACAAAGGAAAGTACGATGCCACATGGCAGATGCTCCTTGTTGCCGGTGTGGATTACGCTAAGTTTGTCGAGGTTAAGAGAGGTCACGACGTGATTACCTCTCTCAGAGAATATTTGGTTAGATACTTTAGAACGATGTAAGATATGGTTAGTATTAAGACTCTATATTTCGATGTCGGAAATGCAATGAAGGGGATTTGTGACAAGCTCTACTCCCGGAGCCGACCAAAAGCAGTTGATACGAAAATCAACAGCTACATCGTGGTATACTTTCCATCTAGTATCTATAACAATGAGATGAACTCAAGTGGAGTTTACAACGATTTCACCACTACAGCTCAAATCGAATTGTATGTGCGCGATAAAGCTTCAGCAAGAAATCCAAACACATTTGATGTTTCTAGCGTTGACGAGAAAGTCCAGGAGATTATGGACAGATTTCCAATCTCCACAAAAAATCTCATTGTTTCCAATCCTCGTATAACACTACAGACAGACGATGGCGCCGGTTTTTCCGTGACGATCATACAGGGAAGGTTACGCACGAAATAAGTATTCAGGTATAACAATTTAAAATATTTTAGATTATGGCTATGACAACTATTGACAAGATGAAGGACATTTTCAATGGTCCTAAAACTCTGCTCTACTCAAAGGCTATTACCGATTTGAGCAAGGCTACAGTTGACATCACCCCAGAGGTTGAGCTTCCGGTTACCGTTGACTCGCTGAAGGCGACTATGGATGACCCAACCATCAACCACTACAAGGTTATCGGTCTTGCAGGCGACTGGGCAACTACCGCAGAGCTCGGCGACTTCAACGTAGAGTTCGTTGTTCCTTCAAAGGCAAAGGACTTGCTGACAATTATGTTCGGCGAGGATGCTATCACCGAGCTGACCAAGGTTACCCTGAAGGGTACAGGTGACGCTACTCTCGACGCTACTACCGGCTTTACAGGTATCGCTGTTGAGCCTAAGAAGTTCAAGATCAAGGGCACTATCGTTATCGTTGACGACGAGAAGGAGAACCTCATGGTTATTACCAACATCGCTCTCTACGCTACCTTGCAGTGGGATAACTCCGGTACTGAGCCTGTTGCGTTTAAGTTCTCAGGTTCTATCGAGGGTGCAGGTAAGCGTAGCATCGCTTGGCTTACTAAGGCTCCAGCTAGTGTGACACCAGGCGGTGGCGCTTAATCAAGAGAAAAAAAAAGCTTCTTTAGGTAATTAGATTCAGAATAACAAACCGTAGGGCGGCAGGCTAATCAACAGCCGTGTCGCCCTACTTCATTTAATAGCATACAATCATGTCAGAAGAAAAGAAAATAGAGCAGCCTTCGGTGGACTTGCAGGAGTTGCTAGACAGCGTGCTGCACGACGAGCCTACCGAATTCGTGTTCAGAGGAAAGAAGCACAAGCTCGGCTGGCTTCGCAAGGGAACCATGAGCAAGTGTTCCCACATCAGGGCAAAGGAGAAGAATGAATGGAAACGCAACGTCAAGATTTGTGTCTGCATTCTCCTCAACAACATCTGGAAGATTCGATTCCTGTATTGGATCTACTGGCGCTGGCTCTACTACATCAAGGATGTGGACGTGGCCGAGGTGCTGAGGGTCCTCGATGTTTCTAAAAAAAAAATTCCATCGAACGCATTCTCACTGGCTACCATATTAGCGACCGGGATGACGGACGTGATGATGACGATGACGAGGAGCGAAGCAAAAGCTATCCAAGCAGAACAAGCTGGGGAGCAGCCTTCTCACTAGCGGAGAAGTTCGGCTTCCTCTTTCAGCGCAAGTACTTCATCGCAGCCTACGACTACTGGTGGGGCTATTCGTCGGCACAGATTGACCTCATGGTTGCAGACCAGCCTCTTGTCGTCTATCCAAAGGCCAAGAAGGAAGGCGGTCCGAAGAAGCATACCAAGAAGGAGATGGATGACCTCTACGACAGGTGGATGGAGAAAAAGAAGAAAGAAGGAAGTCTTGTCGGCGAGAAAATAAATCTTGCTGGTTACTTAAACAATAAACTCTAATTTTAAAATATTCAGGATATGGCAGGTGGAAATTTAGGTGACTTGTGGTTTGACTTAAACATTAAAGACAGCAATGTTAGGTCAAAACTGAAAGAAATTTCAGAAGCACTTTCGGAGTTGGATCTAAAAACTGAGTCCGGAAGAAAGTCTGCTGAGAAGTTATTTAAGAACTTTAATAGAGAGAATAGCAAAGAAATCGCTGAGGATTTTAAAAATATAGCGGCTCAAATGGGCATTCAGGCTCAGGAAACTGCAAATCTCAGCAAAAGGCTGAAGGAGTTATCGGAACTAAAAGCAGACATTCTTCGTAGAGACAAGGAACAATCCGAGCACGGTAACTTTGTCGCGATGAAAAATGAAGCACAGGCTGCACTTGATTTAACAAATAGATACAATGAACTTGCCAAGTTAAAAGAAGACATCTTAAGACGCGACAAGGAAATGGAGGCTCAAGGGGCTTTCGTGACGCTTGTTAACGAATCAAAACAGGCGCAGGAGCTTAATGAGCGTTACAGGGAAATGCAGCAACTGAAATCCGCAATTTTGGAACGAGACAGACAGTCAACCGAGCACGGTAACTTTGTCGCGATGAAAAATGAAGCACAGGCTGCACAGGAGTTAGCTGTCAGAGAAAGAGAACTCGCTGAGTTGCGAAATGCTATCGTACGCCGTAATGAAGAAATGATTGCTGCCGAAAATAGGCTAAGAGAAGCGACGGAGCGAACTAACCAGGCTAGAAGAGAAGCAATTTCGGTATCTAGAAAACAGGCAGAATCCCTTGTACGTGATAGAGTTAAGGAACTCGAAGCACAAAGACAACAGATCCAAGTTTTATTTGGAAGTGGAAAGAATGTATTAAGTACGCAAGAGTTAATGCAACTTCAACAGGCATTCTCGCAAATTACGCAAGAGCTTAATACATTGCGCAGTGCGATGAATAATCTTGGTAGTTATTCTATCAAAGATTTATTCTCTATTGGCAGAGGAGCAAGCGAATATACTCCACTGATAAACAGTATGCGAACTGTAATTGATCAAAAACAGGAAGCGATAAACCTTGAGCGAAAACATCAAGAAGAGATAACGAGAACTGCCGCAAAGGCACGAAACGATCTCGCGGCAGCATTCGCTGGAGCCAACGCTGAAGCGAAGAAGATGCAATCCATAGCCGGAGACATCAAGTCTCTCTTCTTACAGGGAGGTATTGTCTTTGGCGCACAGCAATTCTTTAATTCAATCGTACAGACCGGTGGTGAGATTGTTCAGCAGCATGTTGCGTTGCGTTCTATCCTTGGAGATGTGCAGAAGGCGGACGAATTATTCGCTCAGACTCAGCAGCTTGCGTTGCAGTCTCCATTCAAGTTTGGAGAGCTGAACCGAGATGTAAAGCAGCTGGCTGCATTCGGAGTCGAAGCAAATGACTTGTATGATACCACAAAACGACTTGCGGATATTGCATCTGGTCTTGGTGTAGACTTCGGACGATTGGGTTTGGCTTTCGGCCAGGTAAAGGCTCGTTCTTGGCTCGATGGTAAGGAGTTGCGCCAGTTTGCTTACGCTGGCCTTCCTCTTTTGAAGAGAATCACTGAGCTTTATAACTCAGAAGGAAAGAACGGAAGAAGCAATTATACCCAGGCAGATGTCAAGAAGATGATTAGTGCTAGACAGGTTAGCTTTGAGGATGTCCAGAAGGTACTTTGGAAGATGACGGACGAGGGTGGCCAGTTTTACAACATGCAGCTTGTATTGTCAGAAACATTGCTTGGCCGATGGAATAAATTCATTGATGCCTGGGATATTATGCTTGGAAGGTTCGCTGAAGGAAAAAATGTCGTCGGAGGTACTTTCTCCTTCATCATAAATAGAGTAACTGACCTTGTGTTAGCTTTGGACAAGCTGTCTCCTGCCCTTCTTTCATTCGGAGCGGTGTTTGCTGCAAGGAAGCTCGGAGGTATGGCTTATTCTAAGATGGGTATTGGATCACTTGCTAAGAGTTATACTCAGCAGATGAATGCCCAGCTAAAGTCTTATGCTATCGAACAGCAGCAACTTGTTGTGGAAGGAAAGATTACACAGAAGATTGCCCAACAGAATGTGTTCAAGAGAGCTACTATTTTGTCTGAAAAGCAATCGCTTGTCGCGAGCTACAATAGGGCTGCACTCGAAGGAAGAATGTCCGTATTGCAGATGCAACGAGCGGTCAAGGAGGGCTTGGTTTCAAAGGAGATAATTAGACAGCTCGTATTGATGGGACAAATAACCGCCAAACAAGAGCAAATCATCTTGAATGGAGGCAGAATGTCTGCCGTATGGAGCATGACAACTTCAAAGATCGGAGGATTTATCAACGCTATCGGTGGTTGGTGGGGAATCGGTATTACGACTATCACTTCATTATTGATGGGGTATTATCAATGGTCAAGTAGAGTCAAGGAAGAGGAAAATGCATCGATTGAAGGAGCTAAGCAGAAGTCTAAAAAATACGAAGATTTTCTGTCCGGATTAGGCCCAAAAGACTCCTCCAACCTTTCTTTACAAGTTGATTCGATGAAGGAGATTCTGAAAAGCTCAGATGATTACACGGATTCTATCAAGCAGCAGGTTGAAAGCGCAGGAAGCCTGTCAAAACAATACGACATACTCAAAGAAAAAATTGAGGATGCGAAAAAAGCAAATGATGGATTAGCTGATAAATATGGAGTTATAACGAATAACGCAACTTCAGCAACAGGTCTTGTTAGCGACAACCTATTCGATATGATCGGAGCTGATACTCCACAATGGTTACAGTGGTTGAATGGACTCACGAACGATGATATTGCAAAGAATGTGGAACAAGCACAAGAATCTCTGTCTAAGTTCCAGGTGATGTTCGACGAGCTCGACTCTAGCACAAAGGCAAAAATGGAGGATTTTATCCGGTCTTTGATGGAAAACAACGAAGAGCTAGCAAATCAAATCAATGGTATGCCCATTACTGAGCAGATTAGGATGCTTGCGGCTATTGGCGGAGATGATTGGGAAAAATTTGTCGACAAGTTTGCAAATGGAAGCAAGGAGACAGAAAACTGGTTAAAGGAACTTGCGGAAAGAGCGAAGGATTCTAGCGATGATGTGTCCGAAATAATGTATGACGACGTGCCGAGAGGACTTGAGTCCATCAGAAAACAGCTCGGATTGTCTCAAGATCAATTCCGCACGTGGGCAAAACGAAACCCTGAGATTTTCGCCAGCATGATGGACAAGATGGCTCAGAAGGCAAATATTACAAGCAAAACCATATTGTATTATTTTCATTCGGCTATCAGTAAGCTCATGGATATGGACTTTTGGCCAGGCGATAGTGGTAACGGAAAGCAGGGAAAGCCTTCGTATAACTCTGGCGTGAACACTCCTTTCTCAGAGATTATAAGGAAAAGACTTCACAAGAACGGAACTTTCACCGGAAACAAAAAGAAAGGTAAGTTTTGGACGAGAGAGGTTGATAATGCGTTAAGACAAGTGCAAGACCAGTCGTTCGAGACTACAGGCGAGAATATTCGTAAGGAGCTCAAAGCTGCAAGAAATGAGCTTGACACTATAGTCAATGGAAAAGTAAGCAAGAATTCTTCTGAGTACAAGAATGCTAAACATAAGTATGACTTATGGAAAGCTATTGCCGATGCAGGTTACATCTCTGACGACCTTGGGAAGAACAAGGTTACAGGTAACTTTGTAAAAGACAAAAACAAGAATGGTCGCGAAGAAGATACTGAGCTCAAACGCTTGCAGGAACGCCTTAGCAGCTTGAAGTCTGCAAGGCAGATGTACCAGAAGTACAAGAGCATAATGTCTGACGAAGAGGCAAAGAAGAAGACTTATAATCTCTTCCCAGAGGTTACCGGTCTTAATCTTGACGACTATCAGAAGGCTGTCCATTCTCTCCTTGAAGGATTCAGTATAAACACCACCAAGAGAAAGAAGTTCCAGACTTCTATCTATCGCGAGGTTGCTGAGTGGCTCTTCGATGAGAAAGACAAGAAGGAGTACGAGAGAAAGGCAGCTGACTTCAATGAGTCCATGAACAAGCTGTCTGAACGTTGGGATTTGTACAAGAGTCTTCTCGAAAAAACAGGCAGCAAGTTCTTTGCTGAGTCCGCATGGATTGACGCTTTCCAGATGGATGACAAGACTCAATCTCTTATGGACGAGTATTACGCTCACTACCATGAGATATTTAATCTTCAGAACTCTCTCAATATGACGGATGGTGAAGCTAAGGCAAAGCTTAAGCTGCCAAATCAGTACGAAGAGTGGAAGAAGATTACAGAACTACTCCGTGGTAATTATGTTAAGTCTTTGCAAGATGCCGCCGACATCATCGAGAAGACAGAAGATTATGAGGATAAAATCTTGAAGATAAGGGAGAGATACAACGAGCTTATCAGCAAGACGAATGATCCTGGTATCAAGGCGAGATATGAGATTCAGAGAGACAAGGAGATTGGTCAGGTTAAACTTGACAAGTTCAAGAACTCTTCTGATTATCTCAACTTCTACGGAGCCATCGTGTCTCTCGGCATGGATAAGGCTCAGGCTATCGGAGCAAGAATCAGGCAGAATATCAATGAGGCTCTACAAAGCGGAGCCATTGATGCGAGAGAGTACGCCAAGGAAATCAAGCAGCTTGATGAGCAGTTATCGAAGCTGACGAACCCAAGAAAGACATTCCTCAATGGTGGTCTGAAGGGAATGGCCGAGCAGAAGATTTCTGATGCCAGCGAGCAGATGAACATCGCAGCAAGTAAAATTGCTGAAGGAAAGAAGGTTCGTGAACTTGGTCTCAAAATGGGAGACGAAAACTTCATCAAGCGTGGTGACAGCATGATTGCCAGCGGAAAGGCTATGATGAAAGCTGCTGAGATTCTGTTTAAGGATGGAACAATAGCGAAGGAGGCTCTTGATAAGTTTGCTAACGTAGTAAGTATTATCGACCAGAATGTCCAGGGAATGAGTGAAGCATTCAATGACATCAAAGAGACAGCTTCCCTTCTCGGAGCAGACACTGAGTCTGATGGATGGCAGGACGCTTCTGCATTCTTCGAGACATTCTCCGGCATGTCAAGCTCATTATCTAAGGTGGTAACAAGCGCGGAGTCCGGAAACGTTGGTGGAATCCTTGCCGGTGTCACTGGCATATTTACCTCTCCTATCAAGGCGTTTGCAAAGGCTCATGATGCTAAGCTCGACAGACAGATAAAGCTTGCAGAGAGACAGCTGAATGAATTGAAGAACCTATCTAGCAATATCAGTTCCGTTATTGAAAAGACACTCGGTGGAATCTATTCTTACAATAGGTCTTCCGATGCGAATAAAAAGCTCAACGATGTCAAGAATGACTATAAGGCTTGGGATGCTTTCTCTAAGACCGATATTGGAAAGAATTTCTTTGGAGGTCACAACTTCAGTCACTACAGCAAGGAGACCTATGATGCTGTGATGAAGACAGAGACGAATCCTTCCGCATACGCAGATCAGCTCGCCCTACTCCACGCTCAGGAAGACGAGTTAAGGAAACAGAGACAAGCTGAGGAGGACAAGAAAAAGACGGACAAGGATAAGATTGCCGACTACGATCAGCAAATCAAGGAGATGCAGTTGCAGATTAAGACGTTCGCTCAGGATTTCCTGAAAGACGTCTACTCTATCGATATGAAGAGCTGGGCAAGTACTCTTACTGACACCATTGTGAGCGCATGGGCTAAAGGCGAGGATGCGGTTGATGCCTACAGGGAGAAGGTGAAGGACATGGTTCGAGACGTTACGAAGAACATCGTATCTCAGAAAATCATGGAGAAGGCACTTGAAAAACCTCTCGAATGGCTTACAGGTATCCTAGATGAAAAGGGTAAACTTGATGAGACCGACATGGACGATTTTGCAGACAAGCTCTACGAAGTTGGTGAAAATGTAGTTCCTCAGTTAACCGGTATCTTCGATGCTCTAAAGGAAAAGGGACTTGATTTGAGAGAAAACGGAAGTTCCTCTACGACCAATTCGATTAAGGGCATTAATGAGAAAGAAATCGGTCTTCTCGCATCGTACCTTAATTCCATCAGATTATATTGTGCAGAAGATAATGCAAATCTCAAGCAGCTGACGGAATTAACTAAATATGCACTGCCTGAGATGAGCGTAATTGCCAAATCTCAGTTGGCTCAGTTGAACGCAATTGCGCAAAACACATTAAGGAGCGCTGATGCAGCAGAGCATATTGATTATCTTTTCAATTCTGTTATAAACGGAACAAAAAAGATAAGAATTAACTAAAATATGGCGTGTCTATTAGGACACGCCATATTTTATGCAAAATGCCATACGTACCCCTTATATTCAGAACGTTTCCCTCTGCACGTAAGTCCTATATATTTTTGATATTTTACCCCAAGAAAATCACAAGCAGATTCCATGCAATCAAAGTATATTCTCTTGCCTGTCTGTATGTTTTCACCATAAACAGCTCTTGCCATAGGATTTTTGCTTCTAAACATTAGGTCCTTTTTATGGCAAATAGTATTTGGGTTGTTTACGTTTTCTTTTGCCGTAGCCCACCTTAAATTGCAAACATTGTTATTCTTAGGATTCCCATCTATATGATCAACCTGTGGCTTGTTGAATGGATTTGGTACGAAAGCCTGTGCTACGAGTCTATGAACCTTGAGGAGTTTGTGAGCTCCATCAGAAAGAAGTGCAACGCCAAGATAGCCACATTTCATTTTGTTTTGTGACAGCATCCTTCCTTTGTACACCTTACCTCCTGGTATATTGTATCTAACTCTTGTCAAAGAGAAAACTCTTCCACATGTAGAAACCGCATACTTTCCCTCGTACCCTTCTATTTCTTTCCATTTTTCGCCATCTAAGCACAAAATTCGGTCTCCATATTGACCCAAAATAACATAGTTATCCATTATTCTTCCTCCAATGATTAAAATTATTCCAATGATTAAAGAGAAGGGAAAGCCCATTGGATTAGCCTTATCAGTTGGTAGCTACTCCAACCTATCCCAATGCAAATATACGAAAATGAATTATGAATACCTATACATTTAACGTATATTTATACAATTGTTTACGTATATTTATGCGATATTTTGTATATTTGCATAAAAAATGAAATAATTATGTTTGAAAAAAGAAATCTATCAGACAGAATGAAGAACGAGGCGGTTTCACTGGGTCTTTGCGCTCAGTGGACCGCCGAGTGGCACGACAACTCATCCAAGCATGAGATGGTCGAGAAGTTTGTTAAGGGTATTGACTTCTGTATCGGAAAGAACTGGCCTTCAACCAAGGATATGAAGAAGTACTTTGGTGATGTCATTCATGATCATGGTGTGTATGTTGACGAGAACGTTGACCTGCAAAACCCAAAGATTGTCATCCTCAATGGAGAGTGTGTAGCAAACATCAACTATAACTGGATGGACAGTGGAGAGATATACGTAAGGCACAACTCTTCACTTTACCTGAAGGTTAAGGGATTCTCCAGGGTGTTTGTTAATCTGTTAGATGGTGCAGAGCTTCATGTTGAATGCGAAGATACCGCAAAGTGCTTCGTCTACCAATACGGAGGAACTGTCGTGAAAGCTACCGGACCAGTCAATATCAGGGATAGACACGATTTTAAGTTCAATTAACGCATATTTATACGTATATTACTTGCATATTTATTCATTATTTTGTATATTTGCATTTATAAAAAGTTGATTTAAGGTATGAAAGATTATTTCAGGATATACATACAGAAGGAAGGCGATGGGAACGAGGTGAAGGACTCCATCGCCGACTTCGGTATGTACGTCAGCGAGAGTCCGTTCAAGCCTTGTGATTCTGTCAAGGAACCACCGAAAAGGGAGTGGCACGATGAGCATGGTGACGACGAGTATATTGGCAAGGATGGTCTCTACATGGCAGCATACGAGAACAAGATCAAGTTCCTGTTCAAGGGCGATGCTTTCGGAGCCAACGAGAAGTGCAAGGCTTTCATTGACTATCTCCGCATGTCTGGCATGATGAAAATGTACTGCGACTTCAACAAGATTGGAAGGCAACATGTAAGACTGAAGAGCATTGATCCGGACCTGTACAGATACCCGGGAAACGAGGACTTGCTAGTCCTCTCTATTACTTTCAAGTTTAACGATCCTGTTACTGATATTAAGCCGATTAAGGATACACAGGGCAACATTTCAAATTTAGTATAGCATACAGATGAGCGCTTGGAATATTTATCATAAGGATGGCTCGAAGCTGACAGACGTTAACGGAGAGCAGATAACCGTTCATGGATTGGAGTACTCCGATTCTTGGATGGGTGAGTGCTTCGTGGCTATCAATTTCAAGCATGAAGTGCCTATCAACTTTCAGATAGGCGACTATATTGTCTATCGTGGCGAGCGATTCGAGCTCAACTACGAGCCGGGCAAAGATAAGCAGGCAAGACCTGACACCTACGGTGAGGGCTTCGTGTATGACAGCGTAAAGTTCAACGCATTGCAGGACGAGCTTGCCAGGGCAGAGTTCCTCGATGTGGTATTGAACGATAACGAGCTTCACTACACTGCCCTACCGAAATTCCCATTCTATGTACAGACTTTGGATGATTTACTAGACAGGATCCAGGCGAACCTCGATGAGCAGATTGGTGCAGGTCTTTGGAAGATTTACTCCCGAAACAAGGAGCGTTCCGTTCAGCGTGGATGCCTCGCGAGCGACTGGCTGTCAATGTACGGCGAAGGAACAAGAGATAACGTCATCGAATCGATGTCTATTACAGTGGATTCGCAGACCTGTTGGCAGGCCCTTGCGCTTGTGAACGAGAAGTGGGACATAAACTTCATCGTCAGAGGAAGAAACATATATGTCGGTACTACCGGAATACAGGCAAACCATATCTTTAAGTATGGCCTCGGTAATGGATTATATGAGATTATCCAGAACGCTGATTCCGACCAGAGTGTCGTTACGAGACTGAGAGCTTATGGTTCGGAGAAGAATCTTCCTTCTCATTACTATGCGGACCTCGGTGTCAAGTATGTGGCGAACATCACGGAAGTCGTCGGGGCCAGCACGAATGTTACACTTGAACTGGACCTCGACTATATAGAAACATATTTCAAGAATCCGAGAAAGTATATTGCTCCTGGGGAAACTGGCGAGCAGTCTCTCGGTTGGGTACTTAAGGTTACATTTGATTTCAAGACTGAGATTACCGGTTATGTAACAAAGAAATACAATACCAATAAGTGTAGATTCTATTCGGAATACAAGGGAACGCAGGTAGATAGCGGTGACGAAGAGTCAAGGGAAAACCTTAACACTTTCATCGCTCAGGTTAAGGCAGGGAATACGAAGATGTATATCACATCCGGCCTCAACAAGAAAAATGTTCCTTCGTCCATGAAGGAATATGCAGAGAATCTCCCGAACAATATGTCAATCAACAGGCTTATGCTGCCTGGATTTCCCCATGTATCGCTGAGTGACTTCTATGATTCACTCACGGATGAGGAGAAGAAGTACGTGAACCCTACCGGAAAACAACACAGATTCTCTACTGACCCGCATAGACCATACATCGATTCCATCAACATCGATCAGATTGGTCTTCGTTCGGCATCGCAGTTCTTCGATACCGATGATAAGACGAATGGAGTCGTAGAAATCTACCCTACCATCGAAGAAATGGTTATCGGTGGTGTGCGTGTGGATGAGATTGATGAGGGTGTGGCTCCTGATGATGACGGAAGATTTGGCGATAATGAAACCGTAAAGAATGTTGATATCTATCTTAAAAAGGCTATCGACTTTGATATCAACGACTTAAAGGATGACGACTTCTCCATCTCGATGAAGGATGGTATGTGTGGCGGCCGAACGTTCAAGGTAGCATCCTCTACCAAGGTAGATGGAAGATGGAGACTCACTATCGAGCGAATCAAGGACGACGCTCTTGAGCTTTGGTTTCCATACAAGGACTATCCTATCAAGAAAGGAGACCATTTCGTTCTTACCGGCATCACACTTCCTGATTCGTATGTCAATGCTGCATCTCTGAAGCTTCTCAAATACGCCATAGCATTCATTGACAAGAATGACTATACAAGGTACGTCTATCAGCCGAAGGTAGATGAGATTTTCATGGCAAGGCAGCACGACCAAGCGCAGGCAGACGATACCGGAGTTATCAAGAGCCTCCACGATACGCTTAAGGCCGGCGACCTGATGAACTTCAATGATACAGACCTCAATATCGAAGGAATCATCTCTATCGACCAGCTCACGATCAAGGAAGAAGATGGCAAGATTCCTACCTACGACATAACTCTCCGCGAGGATAAGGAGGTTGGAACTATCCAAAAGATTCAGCAGCAGATTTCGTCGCTTCAAAGCGGAAATGGCGGAACAGGTGCAGGTTTGACAACTACACAGGTTAAGAATCAGGTTGCGACAGAGGGAAGCAAGCACTTCATCTCAAAGATAAACGATGACAACGCAAAGGGCACTATCACTTGGGAAAAGGTGCAGAAGTTCTTACAAGGCCTCCGCATAGGAAATAATAATACCTACAGCATTGATGGAAACGGAAACGTAACAATCAACTTACTCAACTCTGCTGATTATGATGATGCAGCTCAATCAGGTTTTGGATTTTACAAGCGAAAGGACGGGAAATACGGACTGAATGTTACTGACCTCTCAGTATGGGGTAAGGCGTACTTCAATAACCTCACTATCCGAGAACTGACCTATGTAGGCGGCAATCTTGTTTTCTCTCCTTCGGCAGGTAAAATATTCGAGGTGAGAGAGATTAATAACGAGACCACAAATGAACTGACTGGTTGGAAGTGCTACCTGTTAGCAGATGATGGTACAACCGCAACAACAAATATGTTTGAGGTTGATGACCAAGTTCGATGTGAGACCTTTAACATCAAGGCTGGCGTATATGAGAACGTATCGAACAAGTTCTATTGGCGCAGGATTACTGATGTGTCTACGGTTAATGAGGAGATAAGGGATTCTAACAACAATATCCTCTATGATGGAAAGAAATTTTCATGGATAGTTATCTCTGCAAGTGATAAGGCAGAAGGTAGTGATAACCCTGCTGCTGGAGACACAATCGTTCTCATGGGTAATCGCACGAACACTAACCGAATGAGCTTCGTGGTTAAAGAAACCTATGGTGACAACGCTCCTAGAGAGGTAGGATATACCAACGTTCATAGCTATACTCTCGGCAATGATAATCTTGTATATGAGATAAGCCCGAAGAAGGTGCGGTTCTATACTAAGTACTACGAGCAAGTTAACGTAGACGGAAGTATTGTTAAGACCATAAACTATCGTGGCGATTGGAAGCGAGGAGATACCTACACGTATTACGACCAAGTTACGCATAACGGAACAACTTGGCTCTGTGTTGCACCAGAAGGAACAAATGTAACGAGTGAACCTGCAAGGGGTAATGATTTCTGGAAGGCGCAGAATGCCATCCTTGATGCTACACTCAATATCACGCAGAGCACAGGAGAATGGATAGACAAGGGAGAGACAAACCATGTAGTATGTTCCGTGATACGTGGTTTTGAGGATATAACAGCCCAAGTTACATCGTGGAACATCGTGCGTGATAGTGGTGATGCTGTCAATGATGCGGCTTGGCAGAATAAGGATAAGGTCAAGAACTTTGATGGAACGATAGATATTGCGTGGACTGACGAAGAAGATGATATAGGTGATTCTACTAGCTGTATCTTCACCATCACTGCTTTTTGGGGTAATAAAGTTGAACTAGCAAAAGGAACAATAAGCGTATGATGTATGTAATATTAGACAAGGTGCAGGCTTTGGGTCTCGGATTCAACATGCACACCCACATCACTGCTCACGGCAAGATGATACTCAATGAGAAGGAAATCCTGATGAGCAACAATATTCAAGGTGATACCTTGGATGAGCGTGTTAAGAATATCGGTGGCAAAGCTATGACCGAGCAAGAGTTGGAACAATTTAAAAATACGGAGGAATAAAGATGGCAAATACTAATTACTCAGCACAAGGTTGTATACCTGTACGAAGAGTTCGTAACAACGATTCTTTGTCAATTTCAATCGAGAGTTCGCAGCCTCTATTTCAAGGCGTGGATGCCAACAATGACAACGCTACACCATTCCCTAACTGGGAGACTGACGATGCGGCTCGACCTATCCTTACTCCTGTGGTTAAGAGTGCGAAAGGTAATATCGTATCTCTCAGCAACCATCATTGGAAGTATGGTGATACTCTGCTTGTGTTTAGCGGAAGTACGAGCGGTACGTTTCAGCTTACAGGAGATGGCAAGTTCGGTATGGATGCAAACGGAAGATTGAAGATATTCAAGAACCTTGCATCAAGCAGCTCTACAAGTTCTGATACTCTCACATATAGCGGTACGGCAAAGATTGGTGACATCAGCACTCAGGACGTTAGCGGCTTCGTTACAATTCTCATTCAGCCAACGGGTAACAACTCATATATGGGATGGATAACGGCTAACCGCTCAATACTGACAGATGTGCAGAATGAGAATACGGCTACACTTTCGGCAAGATTGTGGTTATCCACTACGGAACTTACCGACTTCTCTGTCAAGTGGAAGAATTCGGCAGGTGAAGTACTCGGAAGTGATAAGACCCTCACGGTTACTCGTGATATGGTGAACGGCTCTACCCTCATTACTTGCGAGTTCTACCACAAGGATGCTCAGAACGCTTGTTTTAGAGCAGGTAAGGTTATGACCGATAACGCGGACGAATACGTAATTGTCGGGGAAGTATCAAATCTCATAGGAGATAAGGCTGCAACGATAACAGGAAGTATCAAGAATACTAGAACAAATACTGTTGTAACGCAAACCAATGTTTCGTGGAACGCTAAAGCCTACAAGGACAACAACGAGCTTATCAAGGAAGTAAATTCTAACGTTATCACAATCGCAAAATCTGAGAGCGACTATGGCGGTACAGAGCATGATGCTTATGTTATGTTTACGGCAACCTGGTAAAATAGGAGGAAACAATTATGGCAACAAACAACGCAGTAAGAATAAGAAGGTCTTTTGCACCTCTCAATACGGCAAAATCAATCGTATGTATGTCGGGCGGCTCTCCTACAACGCAAGTGTGGAACGTGGTTAACAGCAGCTTTGAGCCGAACCGAGCCAACACACCTTGTGTTCTGCACCCAGACATCACAGCTTATGCAAGCGATGGAACGTGGAAGTATCAGCAAGCAAATGCGGTACTTGCAAATATGGTGTGGCTTGTCAACGGCGAGGATATAAGCGAGGTATGGGCTGCATCGGATTACTCAATTAATCAGGATGGTGCTACACGTGGAGACCTTACCATATTCCGTAATGTAGCAGTAGGAGAACGATTTGCTCTGAGGTTCAAGGCTGACATCGTTGACTATCGAACCAACGTCAATGTTCCTATCCTTACCGATGAGGTAGTTTTGAACACGGTTGCTAAGAGCGATGATGCTTATTCAATGGCTATTGATGATGATGAGACTATCATCTACAACCCAATGACAGACAGACTGCTTCTGTACGACTACAAGGTGGCTCATGGAATGATAGCGGCATCTGATGCTGTTAGGAACGATTGCATTGATGAAAAGTCTTATTTCAGAAATATTCCTCTTCATATCTACAAGGGAGCAAAGAGTATCACTTCTGGCTACACTATCAAGCTCTACAAGATGAGCGGTTCTTCGATGACACAGATAAGCGTAGAAATGAATGAGGTGGTAGCAATCAACCCAAGTTACATCACACTTGATTTAAGACTGATTTATTCGGCATCATACGTAATTAGGGCATTTGTTGGCGATACGGAAGTATGCAACAAGCAAATATCTATCTCCCGAACCTATCCGAAGTATAGCGTATCGGCAGGACAGAACGTAGACATATCTCCTGGAGTTGACAACCGACAGCAGATTGCTCTAGTTAATTCTGAGGGTAACATCGTGGAATGCCCTGCCAACGTCCTCAAACTGAATTGGAGCACTATTGCCGAAAATGCTGGTGCTACAACTACAAGGCAATGGCAAGAGGGCGATACGGCAATCTTCAATATCTCTGATACTGGTTTAGGCGAAACTGCTGATGATGAGTTGGAGATAAGATGTGATGCTGAATACAAGCCGAGCTTCGACTTCTTCTCTGATGGTTCTGAACCCCTCGTTGATGAGAACGGAGAATACTTAATTGGTAACTGATTTAGTAACATAAAAATAGCAAAATATGAAAAATCTTGCAACAGTAGCAGCGGTATCATCAATGGTTAAGGGTGATACCTTATTGATAGAGGTTGGCGGTTCGCTCAGACGTATCAAGCTGTCTGATTTAGCTAACTCTATTCAGACTAACCAACTTGACTTGGCATTGATAGCGTGGGGAATACCTATCAAACAAGATGAAGATAGTCAGAGTTGGGGTAGAATAGGCAACCTATCCTTATGGGAAGAGTACAAAAGGTCTATTGGTCGCTATCTTGTGAAGACAGGAGGTGAGAAGATGGCTAAGTTATCCACAATCAATAGTTCGATTTTTGCGGATGGTACGACCGTTGACGAAACGAAAGGTGATGTGTTCGTAGTAGCTCCACGCCTTTATTTTGTCGTTAAGTATGATGCATCAATGGGATGCAATGTTGTATGGCAGTCACAATATCCTATTGGTGGCTATTATATCGAGCATCCGATGATTGGTGCATACATGGGTAGTGTTGCTGGTAATGCTCTTCATTCTCGTAGCGGTAAGAACATTGATGCATCAGGAAGCAGAACTATCCGTGATTTCTGGAATCTCGCTAGAAACAATGGTAAGGATTATGGTATCACTTGCTACGAGCATGGTCAATGGGGAATGATGACAAACCTATCCGAGTATGGCAATCCTAACGTACAAGCTAATATCGGAAATGGTGTTGGCGGTGAAGGTGAATGGGCAGACAACTGGGGTGCAGCTTCTCAGTTGAAGACGGGTGCAACAATATCACTTGGAGATAGTTGCGGTAAGATACCTATCACGTTAACTAATGCACCGAATGCTTGTCGTGTATCTCTCTTTGGTGTCGAGGACTGGTACAACTGGCAATGGGAAATGAGACAAGGTATCTATTTCGGTAATGTAAACAATGAAGGACAGACTGGACTAGAGGCGTTTATATACGAAGGTAATCGACTGCCGACCGATGCGGAACTTATTAGCCATCCTACAGGAACATATCGTACTATTCAACGATTGGGAAGTCAAGAAACGTGGATAGCAAAGATGGCGATTGGTGAACATTTCGACCTCATTTCTTCACAAGGTGGAGGTGGCTCTGGTAGCCGTTGGGGAGATAAGTATTGGTGCTATGGCGGCAATAATAAGCCTGTTGGGCAGCTCTGTGTCTGGGGTGGCGCTTCCAGCCACCGGGCGCGCGGCGGTCTCGGTTGCGTCGGTTCGGATGGCGCTTTCGATTACCGCGGGGCGCCTTACGGGGCTCGTCTCGCTTATTATGGCGCATTACCGAAAATCGTAAACGGAGCTGACCTTTAGGGTCAGCAGCACCAAAAAACGCAAGCAAGCTATGGCAAGCAAGGCAATTAAAAACCGAGCGAGCCGTAGCGAGCGAGCATAAGAGTTAAATAATTAAATTATTAACATTCACATAAATTCGCAAACAACTCGCATAAAAGGTGGAACGAAACATAAGCTCTGTATCTGGGGTGGCAATTCCAACAACCAGTCGCACAGCGGTCTCGGTTGCGTCAATTCGAATAACGCTTTCGATAACCGCAGGACGAATTACGGGGCTCGTCTAACTTATAAAATCAATCAAGGCAGAAAAGTAGTCTCTCCTATAGAGAGAAACCATTTTCGATTGAGTTTCGTGAACCTTGGCGGTCTTTAGTGGACTGCCAAAACATATACGCAGAAAGGTCAGTATTAAATTACAGACAAGCTAGGTGATGTAGCCATGCAGCCAGTATGGAGAAAAGCCTAGGGCGAGGGAAAATAAGCGACTCTTTGAAATCATGACAAAGAAAGCAAGACACCTCATTGATAAAGTGATAAAGATGGAAACTTTATTGCAAGGTGCGAATGATGCAACAAGTGTGGTAAAAGATAAGGAAGCTTGGTACGTGAAGCAGTTTCTTAAAAATGAGACTGCAAATCTCGAAAAGATTCAAAATATGATAATTTTGCGAGAATATCCTACGAAGCCTTATCGTCCCAGGGTTCTTCACGCAAAGGATAAGGACAGAGTGATATATCCACAACACTTCATGCCTTGGAATATCCTCTATCATGCCATTAAGGTAGTGTTCGAGCCTATAGTTGAGAAGATTCTGATATACGATTCTTCGGCAGGAAGAAAGGGTAAGGGTCAAGTATTCGCAGCTTTGAGAACCCAACAGCTATTGCGTAAGCATCCTAATCTTCATTACGTAGTAAAGCTAGATATAAGGAAGTTCTATCCGTCTTTGCCTCACAAGGTTGTAATGAATGCGTTGCGAAGGTACATTGATGATGACCTATTCTTAGAACTAATAGAGAAGACGGTTTTAGACTATGAATCGGATATTGAGCCTTTGTTGCTGGAAGAAGATGCCAAGAAACGTGCAACGTGTCCTTGGACTTCGAATACTCCACTTGCTTATGTAGGTAAAGAACGGGGTATAACACTAGGTAACTGCATCAATCAGATAATCGGCAATCTGGTGCTTTCTGAAATTGACAGATACGCAAAACAAGAACTGCATCTAAAGTTCTATCATAGACATTGCGATGATATAGTTGCGATGGTTAGAACCAAGGAAGAAGCCAATGAGTTATTGAGGTGCTTTGATGATATTCTTAGTCGTATGGGAATGGTAGTGAAATGTAGTAGCTATGTTGCACCATTGATGGATGAGAGTAAGCTGATAGATGGTCGCAGCATCGACTTTGTGGGATATGTATTTTCTCGTAAAAACATGAGAATGCGAAAGCGTACCAAGCTCAATATGGCAAAAAGCTTTCATGGAGTAAAGAGCCGCAAAAGAAGGAAAGAGTTGTATGCTTCCTATTGGGGAATAGCTAAATGGGGAAAATGTACGAATTTATGGAATACGATATTAAAGGAGAATGACATGAGTTTTAAAGAACATGGAATTACTACAAGTCAAGTAAATGTGGATAAAGATGGTAAGCGTGTCTTTGACGTACAGGAGAAGAAACTTGCAGAGTTGGCACAGACACATGTACCGATAATCATTCACGATTTCGAGGATAATGTGACGATAGCCAATAAGAGTGGTCGCTGTTGGGTGATGTTTTCTTTCAAGGATGATGCTAATAGTGAGAAATATAAGTTCTGTACTACAAGCAAGCGCATCATTGAGAAAATTAATCTAGGAAGGCAACAAGACATCTATCCGTTGGAAACGTTTGCGTCTATAGTCTTCCTTCGTGGTGGCAACTTTACTTACGACTTGGATTAAACAGGATTGTTAAACATTAAAAATAAAAACTGATATGAAAACATATTTTGATTTGGTTGGCGAAGCTCCAAAGGAGAACGTCTCAGTAAAGGTTAGTAGTGATTGGATGCGTGTAACTTACGACTACGTGAAGTCTTCTCCTAAGGAAGACGAAGAAGGCAATGTAGTTGTTGGTGATAATGCGTATAGTGCTGAATACATCGAGATTCGTGGCGGCATCCGCAGCTATGATGCAATAGCGTCAGCCATCATCGAAGATAAGTACCCATCTGACAAAATGGATGCCATTCGTCTTAACTTCGAGTTGGCTCAGAATAGTGCTGTGGCATCAATTTCCTTGGATGACAGCAAGCGTGAGGAGTATATTGCAGAGTATAAGGCGATGCAAGAGTGGCGCATCCACGCAAAGGAAATTGCTAGAAAGGCAGTTGAGATAATTGACGCTAACGTATAAAAAGAAAGGAGGTATACTATGGCTGGACATAGTGCGCAAGGTGTTGTAAAGGTAGGCAGAAAGCCAAAAACAGCTAGTGAGACGGAGATTGTTCGTCTCATTACTGCAACGAATGAGAGTACGCCTATCGGGAACTTTACTCAGTTGGTTAAGGACATGACGGCGGCTGGTATTGTAATCGGTTCGGATAGTGTTGCAATCAAGGCGAAGCAGACGAGCGTTATTGATGAGAACAATAACACCATTGCCATGTTCAGTAATGGCAAGCTCAATGCTAGCCTTATTAATGCAGAGACTATCAATGTGAACCATGTTTATGCAAGGAGTTCGGAAGGTGCAAGTATCATAGGCCATTTTGGTAACTTCGATAAAGCCGATGCTGTAGTAGGTAGTGATAAGTGTCCGCTTTGGCTTGGTGCAGCATTGGCAAAGGATGCGCCATTCAGAGTAACGAAAGATGGTTATATATATGCGTATAAGGGTATATTCGCAGGAGAACTGAAGAGTGTGACAGGCTCTTTTTACAGATTGACTGCTGTTAGTTCTGATGGAAATAAAATCGCTGGTTCAATATATTTTGATGGTGCTGGACGTATAACATTTGATGCAGATATTTATAATCAAGGATATAATTCTGCGGCGAAAAGGGGTTGGCGTTTCTATGCTAGTAATGTATGGTGTCGTTCAGCCTTTGGGCATCGACAGAGTACATTGGCAGTAGTATCTGGGGATGTTATGCAAGTTTATCCTGACGGATACGATAGCGAAAGAATACCTGTGCCTCTAGAGCGTGTTTCTTATGACAATAAAACCGTATACAAAATTCCATTGTATAGTCCTAATGAAAATTTGTCCGGATGTCCTATTGATATAGTAGTATTCAGTCCTCTTAGAGCAATTGCTACATATTATTACGAGTTTGTACCTGGAGGAACAGGTAAGCGTTGGATGGCAATAAATGCCAATGACCGTAATAATGGTATATATTTCTGTGATGTCGGTGGATGGCATCAACTTTATGGTGGAGAAACAATAAATCTTGTATATATAAACCCAGAATTACTTATTCCTAGCCAGGAGGATAAGACCTATTTCGGTCGTGGTATCTTCTGGAGCGGAGTAAATGACTTGAATTGGTCGGATAGATAATAAAAGCAAAAATTAATATGAAAAAGAATTTTAATGTACCTTTCAAGAATTGGAAGGGTGAGGTGATAGTAACACCAGTAAAGAACGAGAACGGAGAGGAAACCTATAAGCCACAGATTATGGGCGATATTGTAGGTAAGGTACTCTTCGAGGTGATAGACAATCAGAGTATTCAGCTATCGGGCGAAGATAAGCTGCGTGCTTATCGGGTAGCCTGCAAGATAGGCAAGGATGCTGAGAACGTAGACATCGAAGCCGAGGACATTATTCTTATCAAGAAGATACTCTGCCCTGTTATGGCTGTAGGTGGTTATGGTCAGATAGTTGATTTGCTAGAAGGATAGGAACAGACAAGGCGGTTACTACATAGTGACCGCCTTTCTTTTTGCTAGCAGAACTTACAGATTATTACTTTTTTATGAAGTTTAACACAAAAATATTCTCATTTTCGTTGGTTTTGTGCAAAAAAGTGTATCTTTGCACCATCATTTAATTTAAATCAACCCTATAAATCAACGAATTATGACTAAAGAAGACGAAGCCGAAGTCCAACGGCTATTAAAGAATGTGGACGTTACCGAGCTGATGGATATGCTTATGAAGCACGGAAATCGGTATAGCAGAAGGATTCTGAAATTCTTCCGATGGTTCTGCAAGTATGTTCCAATAATTATTATGTGCTTTCACGCATACGCTATGTGGGATTTCTCACAGCATCCAAGGGAAATGTTCATAACAAACAATGAGAATTTTCCCTGCTATTTATTCATCTACTTTATGGTATATGTTCTACCTATGGTTCTTATACTGGCAAGCCGATTTTTCTTCCTATGTTGGAGATACCGCATTCCCTTCTTCTATTTTGCAAGCATCAATGCGGCTCACATAGTGGAGTGGAGCTGGTACACTACTAAAGATATGGTAGATTCTTGCTTTACAGTTATGGTAGTGACGGCATTGTTCTATCTATACGGATTTGCAGAAATGTTTATTAGCAGGTCAAAGTTAGGACGTAAAATCTGCGCATAAAGGCGATTTCTGAGAATTTTTCGTAAAAACAAAGGTAATATGGGAAAGATACTAAATTATAAGTTGCTCGGCATGGCTTTAAAGTCGCTGAGTGATGCATGCTTTAAGGCTGATGAGCAACAGCGAAATGGTGAGAAAATCACCGCTTGCGGAATGAGTGATGATGATTTGGATAGATTATGTGACATCATCCCAGACATGCTCAATCCTATGATGAGCACCGAGGAGGTCAAGGAGAAACTGCACGTTTCTGATGCTACGTTGAACAGGATGGTCGCTAGGGGTGACATCCCGAACGGAGAATGCAAGAAGCGTGGGCACACCAGATATTGGAAGAAGTGGGATATTCTGCACTTCATTAAGAGTAAGAGAGGTAAGTGATTGCCTCTCTTTTTTTTGTTATTTATGACATTACCTTCTATCACCTTAAATCTCTGATAATCAGCCACTAAAAGAAAGTGTGATAGAGTTATGTTTGCTCTCCACTATTCTTCGTACCTTTGCATCCGTAACGTTACAATAGTGTTAGTTAATTATTAAGGATAACTTAAAAAGATTGTATCATGGAAATGACAGATGCAAAAGTAGTAGAGAAGAAAATCTACGAAGATGGTAAGAAGGAGTATGCCAGCAAGGGTTTGGCAGGAACAGCCCTCGGAATTGGCATCGGTGGCTTGGCTTTAGCTTTGCTCAACGGAAATGGTCGTGGTGTGTTTGGTTCACTCGGTGGCAGCAATATGCCTGAGAACGTGAACATCAACGCATACGGAGCTAATTCAAGTTCCAATCAGCCAACTGCCTTGCAGGTAATGGAGAAGGAATGCGATGATGAGGTGAAGTTGCTTACCTACATGTTCGGTATGAAGCTCGACACCGCTAACAAGTTCTACGCTATGCGAGAGACAGACATCGCTGAGAAGTTCTCTATGTATAAGGCTGCTAACGATGCTATCAACGCCGAGAACCGACGTGCAATGCAGGCTGAGTTCGGTCTTTACAAGTCTCAGATTGATGCGGACTTCGGTCTGTACAAGAATCAGAGAGACCAGTATGACGCACTACAGGCTAAGTATAGCGACCTTGACAAGAAGGTAGCCGTTATGGAAGCCCTCACTCCTTACAAGGAGAAGCTGATGATGGCTTACGTTAACGAGAAGTGTTGCCGCAAGCTTGATGGTGTCCTCGGACTCCAGAGCACTCCTACAGTTACAGTTCTCCCATCTGCAAGCATTTGCGGATGTGCAGCAGCTTCCACTCCCACTACAGGAGCGTAACAGAGCAGTAAGGAAGTCGGTTAGACGGACTAAGAAAAAATGAGTTGGTGAGGGGTGTTTGCCCTCGTTGGTGGATGCCATCTCACCTCTCTATAATATATCACCAACTTTAAAGATATTGATTATGATGAATTTCGGGAACAGCCCATTATTGGATATGGGTACAAATCAGCAACAGCCGCCAACGATGGATGCCGAACTGCAAAAGGTGTATGAGGCTATACAACAGAAGCGAGCATCTATCAATATGCAAGCGCAGCAATCCGCCACCCCACTTTGGGATGAGATTGATAAGATTGAGGACAATCTTACAGGTGCACAACGTCAGTACTTGATGCAAAATCAAGAATACGTCAATAGCTTGCAGTATGTGTCTAAGTTAGTGCAAGACGAGGAATTGCGCATCATACGTCCTCGCATCGAAAGCACTCAGCAAGGACAGGAGGCATTGAAGAAACATCTATCTTTGATGCAGCGTTTGAGAAAAGAAGTAGCGCAAGCCGAGGAACAAAAATCAGCAATGCTCAACGACTATATGACTAACCATAGTGATAAGACTTGGCAAGAATATCTTGTTTGGTACAATAAAACACATAAAGGAGAAACTAAGAAATGAATGTAACTGAACTGAAAGAAAAGCTGCTTACATCTTTGGATTTGTGGGCAGACGCAAGAATTAGCGATATGGTGAAGGTAAACCCTGCATTAGCTATTCCTTCCGTGTACATGAAGCGAGCTTCGCACAACATCATCGCAAAGAACAAAGATAGTTGGGGCAAGAGTATTGATAACGCTACCCTATTCATCGCCGATGAGGACGGAAACATTGATGCTGATACCATATTCTCAGACCTCATGCAGATGTTGGAGAATATAAGCAACTATGAGTTTGATCTCGGAGTTATTAAAGGTCGCATTGACGGCGGTGCTTTGGTTATTGATTTGCCCGACAACATCATAACGACTATCCTCTTTGGCAGCAAAAAGAGTATCAGCTTTACCAAAAATGATTTTGAAGAGTTGAGAAGTCTGATAACATCAGAATAATAATCATAAAAATAAAATAATATGGAAGCAAAAGAGATTATGAGTAAGTTTGATGAGCTGTATGGGATGATGGCATCATCAGCAAACGTAAAGTATATGCACGTATTCGGTAATACGATGCGTTGCATGATGAAGGATATGGCATCCAAGCACCCAGAGTTGGCACAAGAGTATCTTGATAAGCTTTGCGCTATCAGGTGGAAGAACTATCTTACCAAGAAGGAGGCTTCTGAGATTGTAAACGGTATGAATCCACCAGTAACCTGGGATATGCAGACATGGATCAATGCTATGACCGGTCTCGGACTTGCAACAGAGGAGAAACCTTATTACAACGATTACGCTTTGTACGTTGCGATGAATCAGGTTGTAAGCGACCACGGATGCACCATTGCTAAGATACTCGGCAAGGAAGATGTTAAGGACATTGATACAGAACATCTGGTTAAGTATGCCCACAGCCTTGCGCTCGATTTGTTGAAAGACAAGGATGGTGTATACAACATAAGAGAGTATTTTCTGAAGTAACATCAAAAATATACGGTTATGAAAAAGGTATTCGAAGACATTATAGCTAGCAATGATATGCAGGCTATCAAGAACTGTGTTACGATCATGGCAGATTGTTGTGAAGTCGGAATGAATGACAGCGTAATGCTTGATATGATGAAGCAGGTTAAGGGAGAGATTGGCGCGTGTCATTATGACGAAGAGATGGCAGATATGCATCTTTGTCTCATAGGCCAGCTTCACACTAAAGATGTAGCCAAGGACTATTGGCATGAGGTCAGGAACGACAACATCAATCTCGAAGACTGGTGCGTTCTTTGGGGCGAAATGGTAAAGCGTAACGACGCAAAGATAAAGAAATGGTTCCCGAAGATCAACACGTACAACTACGAGCAAAAGATTTTCGATGAATGTATTTCCTTCCTGGAAAGTGGCAGACTTCCATATTACGACTTGAATGTCTAAAGTTTTTCGTTATTCTGAATGAAGTTTCGGTTTTTTTTGCTATCTTTGCAGAAAGAGACCGAAACTTTATTTTTATTAATTATTCAGGATAACGAAAATGGCAGAAAGATTAAGAGAATTATTAGTAGGGGTCGTGATAGCGGTCGTAGCCTACTTAAAGCCTATTGATGGAGAATTGAAGACATTGGCTTTGGTTTTCTTTCTCAACTTTGTGTTTGGATACCTTAGTGGTATGATAGCTAAAGGTGAGAAATTCGAACTCAAGAAGGCACTTATTTGCGTAGGTCACGCAACGATATACTTCGTTCTATGTGCAGCCGTATATACCATTGGTAGATGGAAAGGGCAAATGGATGGAGCTATTCAATGTGTGTCAATGATTACCTACGTTGTGATTTACTTCTATGGCATGAATATCACCCAAAAGATGATGGAGATATTCAAGAAAGGTACGCCACCATGGATGGTAGCGAACTTTCTGCATTATTGCCTTGGACTGTACTTTTTGGAGAGGATACCTTTCCTATCATCATTTTTTAACTCATACAAACAACAGAAAGGAAATCAATCATGTTAATTACAATAGATAGAGCTTGGAAAAAGGATGGCTATACTATCAGCCGTCTTTACGTCAACGGTGAATTATTCGGCTGCAATACCCTTGAAGATGCTGATAGAGGATTGCGCCAAGATATGCAGCTTGAAGAAATCAAGAAGAAAAAGGTGTACGGGCAGACTGCAATACCACGCGGCAGTTATGAGTGCGTATATACCTACTCTAACAGATTCAAGAAGATGCTTCCCTTACTAAAGGATGTGCCAGGGTTCGATGGTATCCGTATTCATTCCGGTAACTCGGCAAAAGACACAGAGGGGTGTATTCTTATCGGTAAAAACGATAAGAAAGGATGGGTTAGCGATTCTCGATTATGGACTAGCAAGCTCATTCAGACTATGAAGACAGCTTGGGATAAAAAGGAAAAAGTAACAATTGTAATTCAGTAGCTTATGAAACTGATTGATAAAATAACAAGGGTTGTAATTGCCATTGCAGTAGCAATGCTGATTCTATCAATGTTCTGTAGATGTAAGGCGAAAGAACGTGTGATAGAAAAACAGGTATACATCACAGATAAACGTAACGAGGCTAAGTGGGATTCACTCTTCAATGCAAGACTTATTAAAGAGTTGGAATCGTATAAAGCATCTCACAAGGAATCCGTGAAGTCAACCACCAAGGAAAAGACACATATCAAGGATAGTACAGCTTCGAAGTATGATGCGAACGGCAACAAGGTTGGTGAGGATAAATTTCACTACGAATATCACGAAATATCACAAGAGGACGTACAGATACTGAGAGATAGTATTTCTAGTCTTAAGGAATACAAGGATAGTGCTGCGATATATCATAGCAAGTGTGACTCCTTAGTCTCAGTGATAAATAAAATATCGAAAGATAAAGTATATGTAGAGAAACAACTATCAAGAACTGACAGGGCATTTTTGAATATAGGTAAGATAGCTTCAGCTTGTCTTTTCATAAGCATTCTCGCATTTTTAGGTTGGATATACTGGAGACTAAAGCTACATAAACGTTCTTAGTTTTTTCTAATGTTTTTATTTGGTTATTAGTTGATACAAACAAAAAGGGGTGACCGCACGCGATGTGTAGCCACCCCTAAACACAGAAATTATTCTTCAGCTCCCTGGAGGAACTTGATACCATACTTCGTCTCGTAGTGTTTCTGCTGATCTTCTGTCAGCATTCTTGTTTCACTGTCGTAGAAGACGGTAAGCAGTTCTCCGTAATCTTTGTCGTAGAAGTAGTTGTATTTATTGCAGAGATAGTTCCTTGCGCAGAGGCATCTGCTCGGAATGGTCTTGAACTTGCGTCGTGTCTTCTGTTTTATTCCATTCGTTGCTCTGTACCTGTCAAGCCTCAGCGTCTTTTTTAGAGATTCAGAACGTTTAGCTATTATCTCCGGTCTTATTATTGCCTGTGCACATTTCAACCGAAGTCTTTCTTCCGTTTCCTGGGTATGAGTAACGCCAAGTGCCTTTGCTATGCTTGTTACACATGACTTTGTTATTCCAAGCTCTTTGGAAATTTCGGAAGAAGAGTAATCCGGATACAGCTTACAGACAGATTCCCTGATCTTCTCTCTTTGCTCTTTTCTCGCGTCCTTGAACGAATCCCCATGCAGCCTATGTAGCCACCAGTAAACAGTCTGTACTGCGCAACCGAAACTCTTGGCCATTGCGTAAGGAGATTCGTAAGGGTGTTCCTTTATATACGTTTTCTGTTCATCTGTGATATTCATGTATTTTCACAAACTTTTTTATAAGCATAAGCTATCTATCTAAAATCACCACTACCATCAATCTTGCCTCTCTCCTTTCGGGAAGCAAGCTTATCAAGATTTTCCTGGCAGATAGAATTTGCATTCCATCCAAATACCGAACAGATTCCGTTCAGTTGCCAAAAGCAATCTCCGAGCTCGGCACGAATCGCCTTGATCTCCTCCTCCGTTACATCCTCGTGAACCACCAGCTTACTATTCTCGATATGAGCCTTTCCTTTTCGGATAAGTTTACCAATCTTCGAAGTAAACTCTCCAAGTTCACCCATAAGATTAAGAGTCATGTAGCTAAAGTTCTCACAACTAGGCATACAAGTAGTCATTGCAGCCTTCTGATACTCATTAAGTGTCAATTCTTTATTTTCCATTTTATATTTAAAGTTTAAAATTCATGTTCATCACATACTTGGTCGCAAGATGATTCGTGCTCGTTATTACTGCACCATCCTACGCCGTAAACGTCTTCGTTGTCAAACCAATGACAGTTTCCACAACATCTTTCTTCTTTTTCCATATTACTGATGTTTTATCACTTCCAAATACTTCAACTTTGCGAATCGGTATGAGTTATATGTTTTACCAAGCGTTTTATACATCTTAGATGTGAAGTACAGAATGCAGCCTGTATAATCATCAAAACCTAAGATGATATACTTTTCTTCTACATACCCTGCCACGTATGCCCCAATGTCCTTACCTTTATAAAGAACTCGCTCACCTAGATGAGCATAGAAAAATTCCTCATTTGTCATACGCTACTTAAATTTAATGATAAAAAACTCGGTATCAAGCCACTTGTCGGGGCATAAGCCTTTCTTCGGCTTGCCGATGGTTATACTCTCAATCTCCTTTTCTATACGTGGACTATTCTTGCGGTAGCCATTGATGAAGAGGACGTGAGTATATTGTTTCGACACAATTCTCTGTGCGTCAATATATTTTTTAAGTAAATCCGTTCGCCCTGCTAAAGCCGAGGCAAGATTTTGCACATCAACAATATTACTGTTGTTTTGAAGTAATCGTGCTACCCAATACGGCTTTATCTCTCGATACTCTTCATTCTTTTCGCCCGACACTATCATATCGAACCATTCCTTGCTTACTGTGAGGGTCAATACTTTCTTTTTCATCTTTCCATCTCCTCCCAATCTGTTGCGAGAATATCCTCAGAATCTTTGAAAACACAAGGAAAGAATTTGCCATCGCATACAGCCACAATAGTCTCAGAGACAATATGGATATAAGCTCCACATTCTTCCCAAATTACCCTTCTCACTTTCTTCCCCTCCTTCATTCTTCTAAGAGCCTCCGAGAAGTCAAATGTTTGCTTGCTCATAACTACTTGTATTTATATCTGTATCTTACATCTTGGAGAATGTAATACACATCATTAAACATATTACCTAACATACGTGATACACTACTATAACGGCTGCATAAGTCTTCTGCTCCAACAGAAGCCTTCATAGTTATCTGTGCAGCTATCATTCTTAGTTCAATATCATTTGTCTTCATTATACACGCAACTTCTTCTTAAATGTTGCAAGAATACATATTGAACCACAGAAAGGTGTCGTAGTTGCTGTTAAAAGTGCAGTAGGTGGCATTAAGTTCCATTGTACCAACTCCCAACCGTCATAGCCTTCTTTATTAAATCTACTAGATAGAACCTGAGCTATCTCGTCAGCTTTATTAACAACTATTGAAGTTACCATATATTCCCATTCATACTTCTTCATATTTTTCTCTTTTTACTTGTTAAACTTATCGCCTTGATGATGCGGTGGTCATACTTGCCAATAACATGAAGCATTGCCTTGTCTTCAAAATTTATGACTTTTGCATACCAATAGTTACTTATCGAATCATAAGGAAGACAAAGGTAGTTCTTCTGCTTCATTATCTTCTTTGCTAGTCTAATCTTCATACGCTATAATTGCTTTAATTTATTGAATATCTTGGCAAAGCGGTGCATGTAATCAAAGTTAACGCTTTCACCATGCTCACGCACCATTCTGTTATATAGCCAACGTAGATGCTCCGCATCCTCGTGGAACTCTTTAATATCTTGCTCGTCTAAGATTATTTGTTTCTTCATATATTATTTCTCCTTATCAAATATGTTACAAACAACCTTAATATACTTATTGTATAAAGAATAAGGTATTCCATTAGTCACAGCAACAAATGCACCGTCCATATATACGATTACTGCTTTTACTTTTGCTGTACCTTTGCGTAAGTCAAATATCTCACGCTCCACAACATCACCTTCCCAAACCTCATTGCCTTCACAATCTGTCAGTCCTGTGAACATGCAGACGGTAAAAGGGTCTACCTGATAAGTGATATTTCGGTTCAGCATACTTTCTTTCTGGCGATTTTCGATGATGTATGTATTACCATTCTCTTCGTAGAAATATCCGAAAACCCATCCTTTGCCGTCAAGACGTTTAGACTTGAACTTGATATTTTCTATTTTCATATTTATATGTTTATATAAAGTCTAAATAGACTGTTGTTTTTACTTTATTAACTTTGTTATTGTTATTGTTATTAAAATAATCACTACCTTTGCAGCGCAAATTAGAAACGAGGTAAACAACCTCCTGGCAAAATCGCCAACAATAAAAGTCTCCTAGCCCTCCGCTCGAAAGACATTTTCCCCAGTCCAGTGCTGGGGTTTTTCTTTGTATGGCGGCTCCATGCAAGGTGCTCAAAGCAATTCCGCTTTTGGGTATAATGCCAGAAAGGAGGTTGTTGCCTCATATGTTTTCTAATTTGCAAAAGAAAGAGAGTGGTACTGAAGTTTTCTGTTGGTCTCGCCGCAGAAAGGATGGTACTATTGAGTACGCTCATGGTAAACCATTCCACTTCTTTATCAACAAGTAAATCGTAAGCTTACGTTTTAACTCTTTCGGGGAGGTGCTCACTGGAGACACCTCCTTTTTTATTTCAATTTTACCGGTTCATCATCCCAAGACAATTCTCTTCCGATGAGTTTCTTGATACTTCCATGAGGTATAAGAATACAACCACCGATACTAGAATATATAGGATTCCAATATCCATATTCTCCATATCCACTTCTGTATGGTTTCTCTCTAAAAAGAAATTCTAAACCATTTGCATTAGTTGCTACCCATGCCATAACTTATTCCTCCTCCACTTTTACGCCAAAAGGAACGAGGTCAGCAAATGCAAACTTATCAAAAGCATCTTTAAATGAATACTGTATTGAAGTATATACTGATACATATTCTAAACATCGGATAAGATGCATAACTCCATCCCTTCTACCAACTACCCACCCAAAAGGCTGGTGCTTGAGCATTTCTGCCCAGCATTCTTTTGCATTTTCGAATGGGCGGTACTTTGGTTTTGGCTTTATTCGGTACTCAGTATTATTCCAATACTCAATCTCTTTCATTTCCGTCCAATCATTCGGAATATCTGAGCCTTCTACGGCACTCGGTTTTGTCCTACACTCAATTGCCTCTCCTTTAGCAAAAGCTTGCAAGAAAGGATAAAATTCTTTAGCTTGTTTTCTGTCCATAATTAATCCTATAATTTTTTAAATTGTCTTGCCAAAAACTGATTGTTCTTTATCAAGTTGACGATTTCTTCTTCCGTATGAATGCCTTTCCAAAATAGTTCGGTATGTGAGCCTCCTCTTTCATCATCTACAGAGAACGGAACACCATAATTAGTATAAACCTCTCCGTGATGCTTGATGAGATGACGACCAGGATTCTTTCGGATATTATCTATCCAAGTTTCATTATCGCATTCGCGCCATATCTCATACTCTGCCCCTGTCAGCGTTTTGTCAATGCCAATAGGATAATGACCGGAACACCCATTTGTTCCAAAATAAATAATCTCTGCCATATTCTCTTCTTTTTACCCTCTCCTGTAAAAGGGAGAGGGTGGTTAGTTACTTCTCAGGCATTGCGTCACCATTCAACAAGCCCATATCTGTCAAACGAGCAGTTAAAGCGAGGTAGTACTTCTTCATACCTAACGACTGCTCATTCATCAATTTAAACTGATAATCGCCAACTTTCTCTCGGAAGCCATCCTTCTGTAAAGCTGTATTCAACTTAGTCAAGCGGTCATAAAGCTCATCATGCTCAATACGAAGTCTATCCTTAAAGTCATTGTAAGACGCATAATCTTCATCAAACACACTCTTAGGAGACCAAGACTTATATCCGTCTTTGTACTCTACCAAGTAGCCATCTTCCTCAACGGTTGCTGGCTTAATTTCTCTACCAAGCACTTTCTGTGCTTCTGTCATAGTCATAGGCTCTGCCATAATGACCTTTGTTCCAATGTACTGTTTCATTATATTACTTATATTTATATCCCATAAGGGATGGTTATTTACTAAGGATGAGTAGGCATTTTCATCCAATGCGTTGGCATGTTTGGCTTTGCAAACTGCTTATGGTATGCGTCTGCCCCTGGAATACCTGAAACGCCCTTATAATAGTCGTCTCCTTCTTCATAGCATGTATCATAGCAATCCTGCTCGTTATTCCAAGTTGCAGATACAAAACCATCGTCTTGCATAAAACCTACCCGTGTTCCATTAGGATTAAAATCCTCATCAATCCACTTTTCATTAAAGGCAATCACCTCTTCTCCAAAAGGAATTTCCTTTTCAGATACTTTATTCCATTTCATACTCTATAATTTAAATTTCGCTAATTTGTTTCTTAATACTCTCCATTTCTCCTTTGACTTCAAGACGTATGATGTTTTCATACTTTGCCAAGATGTCTTTTATAGGAGACAAATCTTCAGATCCACAGAGTTTATTACTACCTCCCCAACTATCTTCCTTATAGTAAGAAAGGTGTGTATCATTATTATCTAATATGTGATACACTCCTTTTAACTTGTTCAATCTCTTATCAAGAGAAATAACTTCCTTGTACTGTTCTTCAGTCATATCTTTAAAATTTATGTCCGTTATGGACGGTTAGTTACTTTTTATGATGGTCAACACCGGTTGTTTGCCATCTAATATAATTTATAAATTTCGGTGTTAGGCTATCATCCTGCGACCAAAATAAAACTATGAATATCCATATAAATGGTAATAAGAGTACCGTTATTAACATGAATAATAATGGGTATCTTTTACCTTTGCATTCAAACATAATCTATCTATTTATGCCCGAAGGCGTTAATACTTTGTAATTTCAAATTGGTCGTAAACCGGAGATTTCTTAACATGAGGTATAGAACCTAATCCGTTGTTACCTGTTACTATCACTATCTCCATATCACCTTCATTATCGCAAAGGTCTTGGAGTTGTTGAATAAATTCACTTATAAGCATACCTACACCTCCATTTCTGAGTTAAGTCCTAGACCGAAGATAAGGTGCCGTAAGTTTGAAACGCTTTTCACGTCTCTTAACCACACAATAGTATCATTTACTACTTTATAGGCTGAGTAACCATCAATCTTCTCACATAGTTTTATATGATAGTTATCATTAATATAATCACCTTTTTCTTCTCTCCATCCATTCTTCTCTAGAATCTCTGGAGTAAGACGTACTGACTTTATCTCTTCAATATCTACAAAACAATACACCAATCCTTCTTTAGGGCAAGACAAGTCAAAATGGCTTCCGTCTCTTGGCTCTTTGACAACCATGATTTTGTTGTCATACATAACAACATCACCAACAATATATTTCTGTGCCATACGCTTTACTTTTTACGATGATTAAACTTCTTTATAGCATCCTTCTTAGAAGCTGCCATAATCTTAACACCCTTGATGGTGAACTCATGCTGCGCCTTTGTCTGACACTTCTGTTTGTCGGATGGAATGTTGCCTTTCGGAACATTAAATCTAACACGTGGAAGACAAAAAGGAAAATCACTCATCTGATAATCTATTTCTGTTTTTATTCCAATCATTGATAACAATCCACTCATAGCTTTACTCCTTTACTTCTTTAAAAATTACATCATTACCATCAAAACACATATCCTTAAAACATAAATAAGGGCATCCTTCTTTGTCAGTAAAAAAACAACCTTCACATGAATCACCTTGCTCGACAACTTCAAGAGTAATGGTTACTCTTTCTCCAACTTTAAGTTCTTCCATATCAAAACGCAATTCTAAAATCCTTACCTTTCAAAGTAGGTCTCTTTTGGAGGACGAACTTCTCTAAATCTTCAAAGTCAATCGGAAAGAGCGCACAATATTTATACTTTAATGTGCAGATGAATCTTCCGTTGAGCATTATATCAAATACAAAAGTTTTCATTAGATTCTACCCTTTCTTTTTCTAAGTTCTAACATTCTCCTAGTTCTACGGCTTTCCTTGCCACTAGGAGGATTGCCACCAAGCTTTACTTCTGGGATTTCATAATTCATATAGATGGAAGCTTCTTCATTGAGCGCCTTAACTACTTCTTTAGTCAAGACTTCTTCAAGTGATACACCAGTTGGTGTTACAATTATCTTTACATTGTCTCTAATCATATCTATCCCTCCACGTCTTTAGTTGTACCTAACAAATGCTCATTACCAGCATAAGGAATGCAATATATCCAATTAGCATAAACGCAACAACAATATCCATCTTTGCCTATATAACCAAACAAATTTGCACGCCAATAATCTGATTTACTATCTCTAACCAACACTTTATCAAATGGTTTCAGCTCATCAATATTTGGCTTCAAATCCACAATCTGTTTCTTCTCAGCATCCCAAGCCTTGCCTTTCTTTGTTAAAGCGTCAAAGAGCTGCTGCTTCTCTTCTTCTGTAGAAGAATACCATCCTTCTCCGAATCCACAGCTCATCAAATATTCATTAACCGTTAATTCACCTTCTTTAAGGCATGCATGATAGTATATTTCTGTCCTGTTTGGATACTTCTCTATAGAATTATTATAAATAATAATAATTCGGTCCTTAAAAGTAATTATATCTCCATCCTTGAACTCAGGCTGAGCCTTCTCTATCTCCAAGGTATCCATATTCAGCTTACCACTTAATTCTTTCTCAATGGTATTGATGTATGTAGCGGTACAACTATGTGATGCTTTGTGCCAATCCTTTGTATCCAAAAGACATGAGTCAGAATAAATAGACTTTTTGTTACGCTTAACGAATACAGCCTTACTTGTTTGGCATGAAGAATGAGCAAATTCTTTGAATACACAATAGTCGCCATCTCCATTAGCAAGTACATCGCCCTTCTTCCAAGAAAACTTTGCCCAATCACGCATTTCCTTAGAAGGAAAGAGAATCTGTAAACCATCAGGATAACCTCTTTCTGTACCAAATTCGGAATAACCACGATGGCAAGTAGTATTATTATCAGTCTCATTCGTACACCAAACTACTGTTTCTGTATCTGTAGTACTGATAGTATCTAACTCTACATCTACATTATATAACAAGTCATATAGCTTAGTTCCTTGCGGCTTATTTTTTAGTATCTCCGCTATATTAATCTTTTCTTCCATATTACTTTACTCTTTTAAATTGAACATTCTTTCCGTCTTTTCGATTGGTTGCGCCACACTTAAAATTTTTGCAAATAACATTATAAATATCGCCACACAACTCATCGAAGAAACAGCCATTACATTCTTCTTTCTCGCTTTCAACCACCTTCAAGACGATTTCTGCCCCAATAGGTAAATCTTCCATAATTACACCTCCTAATCGTTATTGCGTTTTAGTTTAAGTTGTCTCATTTTTGCCTTTACTGCGCCAACAGATCGTCCTAGAGCCTTTGCAAGTTCTTCATCAGACATTTTATCGAAGTTGCGTTCCAGGAAGTTAACCTGGATGCCGTTCCAAGGAAGGAATGCGTTATTCTGGTGTTCTTCACCATGATAGTCAACGCCATTAAGCTTCAGTCCTTCGTCGGCAGCGTTGTCTATTCTTTCCGGATTGCATACCTTCATTGCAACCACCTGCAAAGCCCTGTAAATCTGACCGCCTTCCTTGAAGTATTCAGCATCCTTGTCCGGTATGAGAATCCTGGCAACCTCTCTCATCGATGCATACATACCATACATAGACTGTATGAATTCTCCACAAGGTCTTATGCTGCCGGAACTGATGCCACGTTCAATCATAACGTTATCAAACTTCGTACACATATCGTGCAGCATGATTGACAGGTTGTAGGCTACGCATGCATACGCCTGAAGCTTGTGTTCCTTGATGTTGTTTTTCAGAAGAATGTTGTCGGTCGTATAGAAGAGTCTCTGTATGTCAATCTTCAGGTCTTCCTCCATGCTGTCTGTAATATCAAGCCAGAGCTCGTACTGCGAAATCTCGGTAGTATACTTTTTGAATATACCTATAAGAGTCTCAGAACGGGAGAATGCCTCCTTTATGCGATACTTAAGCTCATGCTTAAACAGGTCCTTCCTCTCACTGAGATTGTCATGCAAATCTTTGATTGCCGTCTGCGTGATTGTGGCGAGAGAACCGATAATGAGGTAATAGAGCGAAGTGATATGGTCTACGGTTTCCCTGTCAGGCTCCTTGTAGTTGATGAAGAATGCCCCTTTCGGTGTGAAATTATATGCCGACATCCCTACACCTCCTTCTCTACTGCCAATGCGCAACTGAAACAGAAGACCATCAGAAGCGAAAGGAAAATGTGTTCGACCATAAAGCAGATGAACCCGTAACCTGCGATAATTGCTGCGATGATAAGCAGGATCATCACTATTGTATGTTTGTATCTCTTCATATTTACTTTGATTTAATGTTTCCGTATGCAGCATAGAAGCTATCGAGCTGCTGCGTTGCGTGTACTAGTTTTTGATTGTAGTTATCTCGCTCTGCCCTTGCCTTAGAGATAAGAACGAAGCTAACAATGAATGAGATTACTACCGTTATCACGATGAACAACCAGGGCAGCTTGTGAACTGCCTTATTGATTGCTCTTCCTAGGTTTCTTACGACAACCCAAGAGTAAACTCCTATGAACACAATCGCCTGCTTGGTGGTTGCGTTAGTAACTTCTGCGATTTTACCTTTTCTTTCTGCCATAATCAACTAATTTAAAAGTATTGGTAATCTTCTGAAAATCTCATTGTCTGGAGTCTTAAACTCCTTATCCCACGTACGATACAGAACGTTAAGGTTCAGTTTCTTCGCGATTGGCTTAAATCTTTCCTCGAAAAATGGAACCTGTTCTTTAAACACATATAAGCGGTTACTAGGCAATCTAGAAATATTGTTAAGGTAATCGCGAGAGGTACTGTTGGCTATTTTTTCCAAAGCCAGCCAATCTTTCATGCTTTTTGGAGAGATGCTAAGACCATCAATATAAGAAAAAATATGTGGTAAACGATACATGAGAATGAGCCCACTCGTATAGACGAATATGTTTTCGATGTTCGGAAAATCATTCTTGACACTGCGGGCGAAATCATCAAGGTCGATACTTGCCATGAATGGTTCTCCGCCCGTAATACACAAAGTGTGTATTGTTTTCAGTTCCTTAACTGTAGCGACTGAAATTTTCTCAATATCGTACAGTTTATTGCAGCATAATTCACATTTGTAATTGCATTTGCTAAGAATCATCAAATGCATGATTTCTGGTTTCACTTTTCTTTCTGCCATAATTCTAAAATTCACTTGGTTCGGTTGCACCAGTTATCGGTAGATTTCCAATAACCTGCCATCCATATTTCTTTCTTTGTCGCATCAGGATGTTCACTTAGCCATTCCTCTGCCATTTTACTTACGTCTGCCATTTTTGCCTCGTTTTGATTCTTTTTCAAGTTTTTGTTTTAGCTTTTCAAGAGGGGATTCTTTCGGGTCTATGCCTACCCTGCGGCAATACTCTTCGTAGGATATAGCGTTCATCCGAGCCTTCTCATCCTCTATCTTCTGTTTGTCGAGGTTTCTCTGGCTGTCTATTTCGGCTCTCTTTTCGTATACCTTGCACATATACTTGTCGAGGGCGATGAATAGTCTCTGAGGATTCACGGTCTTACCGACATAGATTTCTCCATACTCGCCCATCGAGAACTCATAGAAGAACCTTGTGAGCTCGCTAGGTGTAACATGGTAGTACTCCTGCCTGATTCTCTGAGCAATCGCCTTAAACTGGTAAGGAGTAGTGACATCGAACGCGCCAAGGACCATAAATAAGTCTATGACCATTGTTCTAATCCACCATTCGCTTGCCCCATCCTTGAAATACTTATCGATTTCCACAAACGAAAGACCGCCGTTCTTTACAGAGTCGTATACTGTAGGAACACTGCTGATTCTCTTCTGAAGAGTCGGGTATTTGTTTAAGAACAAAGCGTATTGCGCGCCAAATTCTTCGATTGCTTTTTTATACTCATCCGGCAAGGATTGAGTTAATCTTATTGTAAGTTCGTTGCTGTTGTTCATAACTATTTACACCATTGTTTTTAGGAGCGTACAACCCGGAATAGTTGTTTCCCATAGAATGTTCAACAATAACCTTTGCGTATTCGGGATTTCCGTTCGACATCTTTAAAAGCTTCTTTTTAAGAGCCGCAAGACCACGAGGTTGATACTTCTGACGTTTCTCTTTCTTGTATGCAAGCCACATATCAAGAGCCTCTTTGCAAGGATAAATCTCCTCCTGAGGCTTAACTTCTTCGACTTCGATAGCTTCCATCTGTTGCTCTTCTTCCTCAAAGTCGGATAAATCTTTGCCTAACGAGAACGCTGCACCCATACAAAAGATTTTCTGCTTTTCCAAGTCGTTCGGGAAAAGCTCACTTGACTTCTGTCTTATTTCTTTAGGTAACATCATTTTTATAAATATTGTTTGGAATTCTGAATATCATGTTCGATGTGCAGAAGCGCGATGTACTCTTCAGAAGAAGGAATATATATGCCGGCTATGTTACTAGACCAGTTTCTGAAACGTTCGATAGCCTCAGATAACTCTTCTTTCGTAAGCTTTGCTGTCGATATTACGTATTCCCTATCTGTTCCGAGCAGATCATCGTGCTTTTGTCGCACAAACAAGTCTCTATTGGCAATCCTCTTGAAGTAACAGGTCTTGACTTCATCTAGAGTGTTGCCGGTCTGCAATCCGAAGTAAGCGAGTATCGTGTGAAGGTACTTCAACTGCTGAAGTGTCTTTGCCTTCTTTTCCACGACCTCTACCATGCTTTGCTTTTCAATCAGCTTTTCTATCTTCAGTCTGAGATTCTGTACTTCAAGAGGATTCTTCGTATTATACATCATACTATTTCAGCATTGAATGTATCTTTAATCAGTTTCAGCTTGGATGCCAGGTCAGAAGGGCAAATTATCAGCTTGCCCTGCCGGTGCTCCTGGCTGCTGTGCCGGTGGAAACGGATTATTTGGATTCATCGGGTTTGGTGCTCCGGCCATAGCTGCCTGTTGTGCAGCTTGTGCTGCCTGCGCGCCTGCCTGAGGATTTGTACTGTAACCACCCTGTGCAGGAACCTGCTGACCGCTCTGGCGAACGACCTGCCAAGCATTCACTGAGTTCCACCATTTTCCATTAAACTCACGCGCGTTGATGTCAAATGATACTGTCACTTCCTCACCAACCTGCAAGTTAAACTCTGTGATTTTGTCACCAAGAACATCGAAAGCTACCCTCTTAGGGTACTGCTCGTGAGTTTCGATGACAGCAGTTTGAGAACTCCATTGCGTTCCTCTAGCAGATGTTCCGCTTCTTGTCGGCAACACTGCGATAATTTTTCCTGTTATTTCTGCCATTTAATTATTTATGATTTCGTTAATAAAATCGTTTGCGAGTATTACTCTGTCTTCCATCAGCTTGATATCATCCTCTACTCTGTCTATCTCAGCCCAGTGAATAGGCTTTGATAGCCAAGGACAATATACGATGAATATTCCACCTTTGGCGCCGGTACAGCTCATCTCAGCCATCATCTGCCAGTAATACTTCGGCTCGGTTTCTTTGAGCGATGCGGCATCGTGGATGAGAGTTCGGTACTTCATATACGTATTTATGTTCGGGCATTTGACCTCGATGATTTTGAGGTCTTCGCCGTCACGACCATAGATTGCTCCGTCAGGAGAAGCCGCGAAGTAAGGGATTGTGTCGTGCTTACAAGATGATAGTTCTGCTATTTCTCCTTCAGGGAAGTTCATCTGCATGTAGAGAGCCTTGGCAGCATCCTCCTGATCAGCTCCCCACTGCATTGCCTTGGTGTTTACAGATACTTGGTCGATATAATCTTGAAAGATTCCGTCATCATTCAAGAAGGTTGGATTGAACAGACGTTCGCCGGCAACCTGAAACAGATACGCTTTAGCTGTCTCAGAGAAAATCTCATCTTTCTTGCGACCAGACTTCATTATGTCGGCTATTTTAGAACCTGTCAAAAAACCGACGCGACTACGGAACCACGAAATCGAACGCTGTTCTACGCCATCGGTAATCATTTCTTTTCCTCCTTCTTGGCGGCATCAGACTTGGCAGCATCAGCGGCCATAGCGGTGATGCTCTTTTTGTTCTCTTCCTTTCGGTACGGTTTCATCAGTTCGTCGACTGTTGTGTCACCATCAGTGAGAGACTGAGTAATACCGAGAAGCAATGCAATTTGATCTGCCTTAATCTGGTTGACCGTCTGCTTACCACATAGCATCACAACCTCTTGTTCGGTGATGCCATACTCATCCTTGAAGAAGTCGATACACTTCTTTCGTCTTGCAACGAGCTTTTCTTCATCAGACAAGTCACCCGTGATGAAGTGTTGGGCAGCTTGATATACCTTATCGGTAATTGCCTTTGGAATGACAGAGAATACCGCATTACGATAAGCGATAGCATTTGCAGCATTACCGGTAACTGTAATCATATCATCAGTGAAGCGCTTTCCACCCTTACCGACAATAGAGCGACGCACCTCAAATGCTGTAGCTACATTGTTCTCCAAATCCCAACAAGTACCACGACTGATAACTTGCTTGTCCGTGATCTGAACAACCTTTGCTTCCGCTCTCATATTTCCCCAATTTGAAACAAGAAGCTTGGCAAGATGAACGCTCGGGCCAGTGATAGGCTTGCCTCCACGTGGAAGAGCATAACCACAGCTCTGTGCGGTCGCATAGTCCATTGTAGCCATAGCGATTGAGTTGTTTACACTTCTTGCAAGGTCTCTAGGATACTGCTTTGCTGTAGCAACCTGAGAATCGACGTTAGCTCGTTCTACAGCATCCACCTGAATGATACTCTGGTCATGGTTAACCTGCATGACCTCGTATCCTGGATTTTCATTTTCCATTATTTTTTTTGTTTAAAATTAATCACTGATACTTCCATTCCCAGTCTTTGCAAACGTAACCTCCATTGTAGCTTGCGTTAGGATCAGTACAAATCTGAAGGAAGATACAATCGTGACAACTCCTCTTATAGTGGAGAGTGAATCTACTGTTTGCCATACCGGGAATGATTAATGTATTCTATCTAAATATCTGAAGTAAGTTTCCACAGTCGCCACATCACCTTTTTCGTTGACGTAATCGTAGTGAAGTGGAATCTTACCGAGTTTTCTACCCTCACCTTCAATGTAGTTGAGGTATGCCGCCTTTCGGGCCAGCTGTACCGACTTGCTTCGTGGAAGTTCCATGATGCACGCATGCACCTTACGCAAGTCAAGTACAGCAAAGGCCATCTTGGCGGGCATTTTTGCTATTCTGTTATCTATTTCTGTCATTACACTTCCATAATAGGAATCTCAGGACAGAGCTTACGAATCTTGTCAAGCTCCGTATTGATGATCTTGTCGCGGGATTCTTCGATGATACATTCTGCATCAGCAGAGATAAGCGTCAGTAATGCCATGTTGCCTTCGACGTGAGCGATAGTCTCAATTGAAAGCTTCTCAGGCTCTGCGCCCTTGAAAATAGGAATATTGATAGTGAACGATGGAGGAAGATTAGAGTCTACAGCCTTCTCATAGTTGTCAGTCACGGAACCATTGTCGCTGTATTCCTTCTTGATTGTTGTCTGAACCTTCGCCGAGAAGCTCTTGAGGAGATTGACGAGTTCCATGTTCTTCTCCTTCGTCTCGAAGAAAGAACGGTTGAGTCGGAAGAAGTCACCAAGCTGTACCGGCTTCCACAACTGACCGTCGTTGATATGGAAACCCATAAACTGGCGAGACAGCTGAATGGAGCCAACGATAGTCTGCACCTTGCGCATATCGTTCTCGTTTGTTACAAGGGTAACGGTAAGTTTATCTCGATTGACCTGGATATGTGTATGCTCCTTGTCAATCTGTTCTGTACCCCAACGCTTTTCAAGGAAAGCATAGATACAAGTAATAATACCATGCACACTAAGATTCAGCGGTTCCTTGACAGGAAGCTTGTAAGGGTTCTCGCTACCTAACTCGCGGATAACAACCTCCGCATGATCCTGTCCAGGAGCGAGGTCTATCTGTAATTTTTCATTGTCCATTTTGTGAAATATTTTAGAATTTAGAAACAAAGTGAAAGCAGACTACATAGCCTGCTGATCACGGTTAATTGAGTATACATTGCTAGGGAGTTCGTCACGTGTTGCCGGACGGGAAGAAACAAGATTACCCTCCTTGTCATAGAAGGCAGTCATCTTTGCTTCACGGTCAACGAACTTGTAAACCTTCTCGTTAACCATGCTACCCTTCTGCTTGATTTCCTTAAGGAGAGAAGAAATCTCTTCCTTGATAGGCTTCAGCTCTGCCTTTTTCTGCTCACGGAAATCCTTGATTTCCTCCTCGATGTCAGATGCACGTGCAGACTGAAGAGCGAACAGGTCCTTCTTCTTCATCAGCTCATCAGAATTGAATCGCTTGATGAACTCCATCTTCTCAACGGAGTCGGCATTATTGGCGAGGAAGTCCTCACGTTCATCCAGGTCCTCATACTCGTGACCTAGTGTTGCAGAAATAGTTGCTTTTTCTTTTGCCATTGTTATATGAATTAATGTGTTAATACTCGGCGCCAGCGTCCACGCTTGAATTTCTTGACTGCGTGGATCCCGAACAATTCTGGTGTTGTTACGCCATTCATCATAGGAAGCACATTGTCCTTCTTCAAAATACTTTCGAAATGTGAAGAAGTGACAGGAGCGTGGCAGATGATGTTCTTCTTGACATCATACAGGTTTCCGTACTTTGACACTACACCCATTACACGACCTCCTCCATTATTTTCAACAACTCACGGATACCTTCAGCGCAAGGCTTCTCCCCTCTTTTTACTTTCTCCTGAAGTTCATCGAGCTTCTTCATCTTAGCGAGGAAAGAGTTCTTCTTGTCCTCAAGCGAATTGAGGCGCTTGGTGATTGCCAGTTCCGGGTTATCACTGAGAATGATGTCCAATGCGATGTTGGAGAAGAGGTTTGTATTATTCTCCTTCTTGCCTTCATCATCAAACTCGTCGATATCACGAGTAAACTGGTTTTTGCCGTCGATAACCTTCTTGATTTCATTGAACTCAGAAGGATTCTTCGAGATGTCGAATGCTCTGTCAACAAGAGCCTGCTTGTCAATTACTACACTGACGATAATTTTGTCTTTGTCCATAATTTAAAATATTTAGAATAAAACTTGCTTGTCTTCCTGGTCCCAACCAAAAAGATGTGCTACGAATGATACAGCAGCAAACATAACTACTGTGGTTAGTAAACTAATGAAAATTATACACATATCTTTTAGTTTTTACACCTTATTATATAATAGTACACCCGGACGGTGGATAATCAACAATATTCCACTCATCCTTATTTATCTTGATAGCCTTACGGAATATTACGACAGGCTCGCTGTTATGACGCTTTCTATTATGAGCGATAAGTCTTGCCACCACAGCCTTTGTTGTAATCGAGAACTCTCTGAGCCTCGATGTATAGAGACTCTTGACATCGCATATCACAATCTTCTCGCCTTCCCGGTAAACGAAGTCGGCAGTATAGTTGTGACCATAAAGCAGTGACCTTCTCTCATACTTGACCTTTGTCTTAAGCTGCTTTGGTCTCAGCATCCATACAGGCTTGATTGCCGTAATGGTCACCTGCCTATGAATACAGCTTATATTAGGATCATCAATGATGGTCTGCAAGTACAGATACTCCTCTCTTGAATCGTATTCGTTCCCGTCAGGAGCGTAATACTTCTTTGAACCTACGCGTCCCATGTCTTGCCGGCCTCCGCTCCTGGATTTTTAAAAAGCAGATTGATGGCCTCAGAGCCATATCTCTGCCACATTTTGTTACCCCACTGAATAAGATATTCACCCTTTCGGGCTTCGAGCTTACCATCCGTATATTCCGGTTTAAGTCGAACAGTAATATCCCTTCCGTTCTGTTCTATGCTTTCAACGCATTCCAGATTCCGAAGAGCATTAATGTTTTCCTTATTGATTCTTATTGTATTTTTAACTTTCATCTATATAAAACCTCTCCGTTTAGCCAACCACGCAAGGCAGGAGAGGTGATTGCACGTGGTTATTTTTTGACGTGGAAGAGGCCAACGTTAAAGGGAGGAGGGAGAATTGACTCCCTCACTCCAAAAGATAATCAAAAACTGTAAATTTATGGCACTCACACAATTAAGTGAGCCACATGCAGGACTCGAACCTACGACCTGTCTGTACCTTAGACCGCTCTGACCAACTGAGCTAATGCGGCTTGTGCCTCCTACCTTCACAGGCAAGAGGATTTAATACTCAAATTAAAATATAAATGACTTATAAGAAAGAGCCGACCTCTGTCAGCTAATGAAAAAATATTTTTTGAAATTTACCTACTTGGGAAGCCCAGGGGAGACTCCAACTCCCAACCTCGCGGAAAGAACCACGGCTCTATGCAGTTGAGCTACTGGGCGACGCATAAGTTAACCAATCAAAATTCTTGAAAAACGAAAGAAAATTGGGAAGAGAGGATGGATTCGCACCATCGACCTCCAAGGACACTTCCCCTGGCGCTCTACTACTGAGCTACTCTCCCCAGAAATAAAAAATAATTCCTTCTAAAAGAGATAGACGTACCCTATCTTCCCAGACCAGATACGCAAGAAACAATCTTTTCACATATAAACAATTTATAGCTTTAAAAATAAACATTTGTGGCAGGTACAGAACTCGAATCTGTGACCTCTAGGTCATGAACCTAGTGAGCTACCAACTGCTCCAACCTGCGATGTGTGCAGCCTATCTTCACAGACGAGCTGCATGTTTAAACTGAGTAAAATTTAAATACAATGAATTATATGTTGGAGGAGACGGAGGACTCGAACCCCCATCTCACGACGATAAGAACGGTATCATCTAGTTGTCGCTGTGCTTCCAATTACACCAGTCTCCTCTTTGTTTTTATTATGAATGAGCAATTCTCACTTCATTTGGATTTTCAAAGCTTTCCATGCTCACCAGACTGCAACGTTTTTGGCAGTGCTTGCACCGACAATTCTTCGTTCCGGTGTAGTCCGTCTGCTTACTTGATGCAGATTAGCTGGATTTTCGTATGTCGTGCGTCCTTTCGCCAGGTCACGGCATCCATTGATGCTCTCCAGTTACTTCTTTTACACGCATACTATTTCTGTGATATCAATATGTCAAAGAACCATCCTTTCGTGTCCGCTCTAGAGAACTCTCGTCTGACGCAAGATTGTCGCTGCCCGAACGACCTACTTTATAAGGTATAAGGACTTACCTTTGCGCCGTCAGAGAGGAATTCAACTACTAAACGGAACTAAAAAAAAGAGTGTGACTGAGGAGGGATTCGGACCCATCGACCCTCGGTTTAGGAAACCGATGCTCTATCCAGCTGAGCTACTCAGTCTGATTTGGGGCGAAAGAAGCTAAACGAACAGACATCGCCCCAAAGTATCTACCGCTGTAGATAAAACCCAAATAATTAATAACTAACAATCATACTCTCACGAGCAAATGAAACAAATCTATAACTTTAACCATACCAATATTCATCTTATTTCCAATGCTAGCAGATGATCCTATTCTTTTCTACCATCTTTCGAACATCAGAGACCTTATAGAATATGGTGTTTCGCACCTTATAGTAAGGAAGAACACCCGATTCTCTCAAATCTTTTATGTATTCCTTGCTAACACCGCCAAGGTATGCCAGGATTGTCTTATTGGTCAGGAATTCCTGGTCTACTTCCTTCAACGAGATTATTTTCTCAACCACGTCGATACCGACCTTACTTCGGTTCTTGCCTGACATAGGCTTAATCTGTATATTCGTCGCGTAACAAACTAACAGCTTTTGCCAACTTCTCTATCAGAGAAAGAGTTTCTTTGCGACTAAGTAATATCGATGCTCCATCAAGTTCTTCCTCTTCATCACTATCATAGATAGTAACACAAACTAAATCATCCGCAACTTCAGTTGGGTTCCTTTTTTCATCAATACAAAAACCCGTTGTAGTCTGAACTTCATAAGACACATCAGGATTGAATCCTGAAACATCCCTTGCAAGATATTTCTCGCAATGGTTTTCCTTGATGAATTTATCATTAATTTCTTCTTGTGTCATATTTTACTTCTTTTTATTACCATTATAATATCCGTCAAGCAAGTCTGGATTTTCAAGAAACTTATTTATAAAGTACATCTGTCCCTTGCCTGTAATCTTCGTAGTGAAGACTTGTATAAGCTCTCCATCTTTTCCTTTTCGGTAGTCTGGCTTCACAACAAACAACTCTTGCTCAGTATATCGTTGAAGAGGCAAATTCCACTTCTCTCCGGTCTTGCAAAGATAATTGTTATCTCGCATCCATCTAAAGAGATTGTTTTGCCCTATCTTGATTCCGTTCTGCGTTAAAATCTTTGCAAACTCACCGAGGAGACGTCCATCCTTTACGATAGTCATCGCCCTGCCAAATACTGTATATGGTTCGTCTTCTTTCGACTTCTGCTCAAGCTGTTTAATCCGCTCGTCCCTTCTTTTAAGGGTAGCTTGTGCAACAACAAGCGCTCTAGCCATCAAATCCTCTTCGGTCTCATTATCTTTAGCGACCATATATCCGCCATCTTTACGAATACTCGGAAGCACTTCATCAAAGACCCACTTTTGAAAATCTTCGGCATTTGACTTACGAGACATAAACACACACTTATAAAAATTAGCTTCATTTATATAAGTAAGTTGTACTTTCTGTGAAGTCGTAACTCCATACTGATTTGTTGTTTCAGAGACCCCGTCGGTTAAAACGACACCGTCTTGATAAAGTCTTGTTTTGCAGTCACGTGAATTTTTAATATCCAATGCCCTGCAAACATCAGAAAGACAAAACATAGGTTTTTCTTTCGTTCCTGATATTCGGATAGCTCCAAATATTGGACTTACCTTTGTGGTACTAATGTTATTCATTCCTAACCTCCTATACATTAATTATTA